CGGGAGCCTCGAACTCCTAGTGCCGTGCCCCGGGGTGTTAGCGCACCGCCGGGGCATTTGCGTGTTCAGTTCTGTAGACGCTGTCCAGCGCCGACGGGTCCAGCTTTCCACACTTATGGCGCGCGCCACAAGCATAAAACGCAAAGGCCCCGCCTCCACGGAGGAGACGGGGCCTGCATGGTGGATTACGGCGTTGCGTTCACCGGCTGAACATCGGCCCACAGCACCATCTGCTGTCCGCGGGGGCCGGAGTGCATCCTCAGTCGGCCGTCATCGCGGCGCCGGTAGAGGGTGCTCGGGTGGACGCCGAGCCGCTGGGCGGCCTCCGCCACGGTCACCAGGCTGGTAAGCAGCGGCTTCGGCGTCGGCTGCTTCGTCAGTGCGCGCGCGGTAATCCCTGGGAGCGGCTTGTTGATCTCGGTCTTCCATCGCTCCACCGGCGGCTCGTCGGCAGGGCGAAGGTTCGGCGTCGGTGCAGGCACGGTGGGCACCTCTCCCCCGTCGTCGGGCGCGTCCAGGTGCAGCACGTGCGCCGCGACGAGCGGCGGGACGGCCGAGACGATGATGACCACCCACGCTCGCGGGCCAGTTGCGCCGGTCGTCAGCACGTGTTCCGTGATTTGCGCCGCCGTTGCGACGATCAGTGCGACGAATGCGCCGCGCACTGCGCTGCCGCGTTGACGCTTTGCGCTCTGTGCGGCGTCCTCGTCTCCGCGTCTGCGGTGTTCGCGCACCAGCTCCGCCCAGTCGCGGGCGTTGCGTGCGGACCATGCGGCGTACAGGGAGAGGACGGCCGGCATCAGCCAGGCGACGCGCCAGTCCCAGCCGGCCATCACGCCGAGCGAGAACTCACCGGGGGCGCTCAGCGCGAGTGCGGCGTACAGGACGGCGGGCTGTCCGAGCTTGCGGGCCGTGCGGATGTGCCAGGGGGTGCGAGTCATCTCTCCTCTGATCTGTGCGTTGGTGCTGTAGGTGCGCTGGCCCCGCGTCCTCTACTCGCAGGGCTGACCAGGGGGGGGGGACGTCAGCGGCCGACGGTCGCCGCGTACAGCATGAAGGGGTTCGTCGGGTCGTCCTCGTACGCCCGGAGGTACGCGAGCACGCACTTCGCGGGGATCTCCAGTCCCTGAGAGTTGGTCCAGCGGTCGGTCCACGAGACGTAGTGCAGGCCCGCGCTGTGCTCGGTGCCGGGGAAGCGGCTGTTCCGTACCTGGAGGGTGTAGCCGGAGATGCCGGCGCCAGACAGCGGGGTCATGGAGAGCACGCGACTCCCCTCCACGTGGCGCTGCACCTGTTCCACGGGGGTGCCTGTCCGCGCCGCCAACTCACGGCGAACCGCCTCCGCACGGAGAACGTCGATACGTTCCACGGGGCGAGCGTAGGTCGACGCCAGCACGTGCAAGTTCGCGTGGCTCGCGCTGCGGAGCTGGTGTTGGCCGAAGGCGACAGTCCGCTCCTCGGCCTCCGTCAGGGGCTCGGCCAGGTGGGCAGTGTGCTCTGCAGCCTCAGACACCAGGCGTGTCCCGTATTCCTCAACGATTTCGGTCATTGCGGGTCCCTTCGTGAGTTCCTTGCGTTGCTCCATGATGCCACACTTATGACGCGCGCCACAAGCCACGGGCGCGCCAAAGCCGAGCGCCGCTGAGTCCTCTACTCCCAGCGACACCCGGCCAGTTGACGATCTGACAGTTACTCTCGCTGCGCAAGGAACTTGCGGAACCCGTCAACGACGATTCGCGGACCGTCGACTGTGCGGATCTCCGTACCGCATCCCGCCGGCAGCACCTCGCCGACGACGAGGCGGACTCCGCGGTACTCGATCGTGTCCCCCTCCTCCAGCGCCCGCGCTTCCGTCTCACGGATGGCCGGCAGAGTGGAGCCCGGCGCCCCGTCACGCCAGGCCCACGGGCGGCCGGGGTGACCGACGGGAGCGGATTCGTGGAAGGGGTTGGACGGGTGCTCGGCCAGCACACAGGGCAGCGGATCGACGGAGTACAACGAGGGCGGGGTGAAAGTGGCGGTGCAGCGGGTGCCGGACATGTTCCTGCTCCTTCTATCGATCAGCGACGTACGCGGGCACCGTTCCAGTGGGCGGCGACACGCTGCCGGGCCCAGTACTCGGGCAGCGCCAGGTCGTCGGCCAGGTCGGCGCGGAGCCGGGCGATCTCGGCCTGGGCGGCGACGAGCTGCTCGCGGAGGGCGGCCAGTTCGGGCTCCAGCTCGGCGAGCACAGCCTCCGCGGCAGCCCCGGCGGGGCTCAGGTAGACAGCGCGGTAGATCCGGGCGTGCAGGTTGGTCGGGGGCTCGTGGAGGTCGGCCGGGGGCTGCACGGGCTCGCTCACCGGTTCTCCTCGGGGTAGTCGTGGTCGAGTAGGGCGTGGTGCGCGGCGTGGGCCACGACTCGGCAGCGACGTGCGGCGCGGTCGTGGAGGTGCGCGGACAGCAGCGGGGCGAGCTGCTCGGCGAGGAGCGCGATCCGGCCGGGCGGCAGGAACTTGGTGCACGCCAGGTCCGGGTCGAGGTCGCAGTCCTCGCAGGTGCAGCCGTCGGTGGTGTGCTGGGTGAGGGTGCCGCCGCAGTCGTCGCATCGGCAGCGCGGGCACCGATCAGGTAGAGCGCGGGCCTGCTGCTCGGGCGCGGTCACTGGGCAGCCGCCTGCTTGTCGGCAGCGACCAGCTCGGCGACGCCACCACCGGCAACGTCGTAGAACTCGTCGTGCCGGGAGCGCAGCATCTCGGCGTACTCGGTGAGCACCTGGTCGCGGGTCTCGGTCCGGACGTGCTCGGTCAGCGCCTCCTGCTGGCGGAGGGCCACGCGCAGCCTGCTGATCTCGGCGAGGAGCGTGGTGTAGTCGTCGCGGATGGTGGCGGCGGTGAGCTGGCTGGGGTGGTGGGAGCGGCCTCGGATGACGGCGAGGTCGCCGATGGTGAGCGGGTCGGTCATGGTGGTGGTCTCCGGGTCTGGTGTGGGCGGGTGGCAGTCAGGCGGGTGGCGGGGTGTCAGCGGCCGTCACGGGCCGGGACGGGGACGTCGTCGAGCGCGCACCAGGGGCAGGCGTAGTAGCGGGTGTCGTCGGGGTGGCGGAGCCAGGTGGGGTGGATGTCGAGGACGCAGGTGTTGGAGATCCGGCCGTTGGGTCCGTCGAGCTGCAGCGCCTCGTAGGCGGCGAGGTTCTGCTCCAGCTCGGCGACGCGGGCGCGGGCCTGGTCGCCCTTGTCGATGGCGCGGAGGCGGAGTTCGTTGCAGGCGGTGTACTGCCGCTCCACGTCGTCGACGCGGGTCTCCAGCTCTCGGATGCGTGCGACGAGGAGCTCGGCGTTCGGGCGGCTCATGGTCCACCAGCCGGGCTGCTCGATGGCGGCGAGCAGGCGGTCGAGGTCGGGGCGCTGGGGCTGGGCGGCTACGGCAGCGGTGAGGTCCGCGGTGTTCCGGCGGTGCTCGTCGGACATGAGGTGTTCAGCCAAGGCATTCTCGCGGGCGGCGGTGTACTGGTCGGGGATGCCGTGAGCGGACCAGCAGCCGGTGACGGGGCAGCGGACGGGGCCGAGGTCGAAGGTGAGGTGCGTGGGCTGGGTGTCGGTCATCGGGCGTCCTCTGCGGGTCGGGTCTGGTGGGTGCATTCGGGGTCGCAGCCCCTGGCGCAGGTACAGGCGGCGCATCCGGGGCACCAGCGGCTGGAGTGGTCGCCGCAGCCGTCGCACCAGTCGCGGAGGTTCGGGACGGTGGTCACTGGCCGTTCCGGATGGTGTCGATGGCCCAGTCGACGCCCGCGGTGAAGTCGGCGTCACGGTCGGGGTTCTGGTCGTAGAGCCGCTGCGCGACCTGCTCGCGGATCTCGCGCTCGACGGCGTCGAGGAGGGCTTCGACCTGCTCCTGGTAGGGCCAGGCGTTGCGGTCGGTGGCGATTTGAATGAGCAGCTCGCGCGAGGGACGGTCGGGCATGTCGGTCTCCGGGTGGTGGGCGGTCAGACGGCGGGGTGGACGTCTTCGTCAACGCGTCCGTACAGCGCCTCTCGCAGGTCCGCGGCGGGGATGGTGCGACGGCGGGGCACGTCGAGCAGCGCGGTGATCCGCTTGTGGCGGGCGGCCAGGTTCTCGATCTGGTGACGGGGCGGCATGCGCCGCAGTTCGGCGTTGGCGAGCTCGGCTTGGCGCTTGTACTCGGCGGCGTTCCATTCGGCGGTGCGCAGGCGGCGCAGAATCTCGGCGAGCGGGATGCCCTGGTAGTGAGCGAGGTAGTGCTCCCGCTCCAGGTCGGTGGCCCCGGCGAGCGGGTCCTCGATGGGCAGCCGCTCGGTGGTTCCGTTGGGGGTGATGCGGATACGGCCGCCGGCGGTGGGACGGGTGAGGTTCACGCGGGCTCCTCGGGTGGTTGGTGGCCTGGGGCGGAGGCGACGAGGCAGCACCGCCCCAGGCAGTTCGGGGGACGCGCGGAGTCAGGCAGGGCCCTCGGGGACCTTCCGCACCGTTCCTACGAGGTAGCGCGGTCCGGCGGCTTCGTTGAGGCTGTCGACCAGTTCCCACCCCATGCGTCGGAGTTCCGCAGTCAGGTCGCGCTGTGCGTCGAAGGGTAGCCGCTCGGTCTGCACCTGCTTGCCGTCGGCGGTGATGGTGATGTGGTCGCTGCGTTCGAAGGTGCTTCGCCGCGAGGGCACGAAGCGGTCGATCTCGACCTGGGCGAGCTGGGGCGCGCGGTCGGGCTTGTCGGTGAGCCGCTGGGTCTCGTACTCGCAGAAGGTGGACCGGCTGATGCGACGTGCGGTGCCGTTGTCCTCCAGGACCTCGGCCGTCTTGGCGGTCACCTTCCGGACGTAGCCGCTCCTGGTCACGATGCCCATGCCGCCGAACCCGCGGTCCGGGGCGGACCAGCGGATGTACATGCCGACCGCCAGGTCGTCCCAGGCGAACCCTTCCCACTGCTGCTGCGTGTCCATGTCGGTCTCCTTCGGGGCGGGTTCGGCGGGTCAGGCGGTGTGGCGGAGGTTCGCAAGTTCCTGCCGTAGCTTCAGTACAGCACACTTATGGCGCGCGCCACAAGTCATTCGTTGAACACTGGCTGCACCCACCCCTCTCCCGCCGTCGGCACCTGCCGCTCCACGTCGCGCGCCGCGGACACCAACCGGCGCGCGAGCGCCCGAGCTTCAGCGGGTGTCAGCTCGTCGCGGTCGGGTCCGGTGACAACTACCTTGCCCGGGGCCCGGGTTACGCGATGGCCCATGCTCGCCTCCAGAAACACCAAGGGCCCCTGACGTCCTCTACTCGTCAGGGGCCCAGCGGTCGGGTGTCAGTTGTTCTCGCCCAGCAGCCACATGGCCAAGCGAATGATGCGCTCCTCGCTCGGCACGTCCGCTACGAACGGGCCGCCGGAACTGCCACGAAGCAGCTCACGCGCCTTCTCCGCGGCAGCCGAACGGCGGTCGAAGTCTGCGGCATCCTGCGCAGCGGAAGTGCGGAGGTGGTCAGCGAGTTCGAGATCGGTGTCGTCGGCCGGCTCGGGGCGGATGGAGCGGACCCACTGGCCTTCGCCACCCTCGTCCAACCGAACGTAGTAGGGGTACCCGTCGGGGTCTGCGGCGTCGATGGTCTCAAGCTCACCGGCCTTGCCGTCCCACTCCGACGGCTCGGTCATGCGGGCACGGACTACTACAACTCGGTCACCGACCTTCGGCGCCCACGTCTTCTCCGGGGCCTCCTCGCCCAGGATGGCGGTCAGTTCGTCGCGCAGCCGGCGCGTCCCGTCGGCGCTCAGGTGCACCCCGGCCACCCCGAACGCCCACCCTCGGGGGTGCAGTGCGATGTAGCCGGCGTTGGTGGTTACGGACTTCTCCACGCGCAGCACCTTGCCGCGGAACCCGTCCGCGTCGCTGCCGATGATGTCGGCCATGCTCTCTCTCCTCAAGCTTCGTGGTCGAGAACCGAAAGTCGTTTTTCGGTTCTCAGCGGGTCAGCGCGGCGGCGTGGCCATAGTCGTCGGCGTCCTGCCACGCCTCCCACGCGTCGCGCTCGTCGTCGGAGTAGGCAGCCATGTCGCCGGCGGAGGCGCCGGCCATGTCGTAGGCGTCCAGGGACGGGAGGTTCATGAGTGTCCTTTCGTCGTGCGGGTCGTTGGTATTTACGTGAGTGGTTTACGCAGCTTCGGCCAGGTCGAGGCCCAGGACGGTGCGCGCCTGGGCCAGCCCCTCCGCGCGAATGGCCCGCACGCGGTTCACGGTCACGTGGCCCAGGTGACCGGCAATCTCGGACGACGTCATCTCCGGCATGCCGATCCCATACGTCGCGCGCAGCACCAGCGCACGTCGCGGCAGGATGCTGCCGAGCACCTGCTCGGCGAGCGCGCGAGCTTCCGCGCGGTCGGCAGCGCGGTCCGCGGACGTGTCGGGGACGGTGTCCGCGAGCGTGAGCGTGCGCGCGGTGTCGGTGCGCGCTCCCGCATCGCCCGCCGGGGCGTCCCAATGTACGACCGGAGCTGTCAGCTCCGCGACCACCGCGTCCCAGCGCTGACGGCTCACGGTACCGCCGATTCTCCGCGTGCCGTCGCCGGCCCGCTCCGCGACGACGGAGGCGTACGCACGCTCCATGTCCCCACCCGCCCGGGCGATTGCGCGTCGCACCGTGATGAGGATGTCGGGCTCGACCGTGACGGTCGTGGTCATCCCGAGCCACGCAACCAGGACGCTCCGATGCACCAGTCGGTAGGCCCAGGACCCGAGCTTCGCGGCGCTGGCGGTGTCGTAGGCCAGCACAGCCGAGATCAGCGCGCATCGAGCCTCCTGCATGAGGTCTTCGCGCTCTTCAACGTTCCGAGCCGTGCCCACGACGGTGTTCACGACGCCGCGCAGCAGCGAGTCGTGGGCGTCGATGATCAGCCACATGGCACCCGAATCGCCAGCCTGCGCGGTCTGGATCATGTCGTCCGTGATCTCCGTCTGCTGCATAGCTGCCTCCGTATTCGCGCTGTTGCCTAGGTAGTTAGGCCCCAGAGCCGAAGCGCCCGGGCTCTTAAATGTGACCTGCGTCACATATGAATTCGGGCATGGGGGTGCCGGGGACCTGGGCGCGGGACAATGCGCGCCATAGGTGCTGAAAACGCAACAGGCCCCCACCCGTCAGGGCAGGGGCCTGCGTGTTACGCGCTCCGTGGCACGTCTCTGGGGACCCTGTGATCCAGCAGATGATGCACCGTCAAGTGGGCGTCGCCCGCGCACGCCACGTCACATCGGGCGTCCGTCGACTCCTCCCAGCCGGCGATGACGATCACCCCATCGGCATCCCAGAGCCATGCCGCATCCCGGTCCGCCACCGGGACGCCCAGCTCCCGCGCCGCCCACTCCAGGTATCTACGCTGCTGCAGGGTCTCCATCGGCCCCGTCAGGACTACCCGCCCCGTAGCAGCCAGCTCCCTCGTCCTCCGCTGCTGCATCCTGCTCCCTCGTCCAGGGCTCTCCCTCCCACGCGGAGAGGGCTCGATCGAGTGCTGCCCGACATCCGCGGATGTGCGCGGCGGCAACTCGCATGTACTGCACGGCCGTTCGGATTTCAGTGGCGACGGCGAGCCGCCCCTCGTCCAGGGCTGTGTCTTCGGTGGGTCGTCCGGGGCCGGTCGACGCGCGCCGGCCAGTGTTGTCGGGGTCTGCCGGCGGGCGCACAGAGCGGACGTCAGCAATTGCGTCCGCCTGGTCTACCAGGAGACGCACCTCAGCCAGGTCTGCCAGCAGCACCGCTGAGAGCGCGTCCACACAGGTGATCGGTGTGACGTGCGGATGACTGTAGGTCATGGTCACCTCTCGGACAACGGATCTCGTCCAGATTTGAACTGTGGGTTTGCGGTAAATGCCCGTTTTAAGATGCCGTTATGGTGTCGGACGTAGGCGGAGACTTGTGGCGCGCGGCACATGACCAGCACATTTGGCCGGACATCTACACAGGCGACCGTGACAAAACCGTTATGTGATTAGTCGTTATCCGGCGCGCCGGGCTGCGTTACCGCAGGTCACAGCCAAAAAGTAGTTGGAGTGTGACACTCCGGATTCACGCCCCCTGTCGCTGTGGGAGCGCTCCACTTGTGAAGGTGCTCACTGAGTGCGATGACTTCGCTCCGTTACAGCCCGGGCACGCCGGCACTAGGTTCGGCCATCGATCTGCACCCCCGCGGCACACAGGCACGACGTGATCGACCTCCATGCCGTCGGTCAGCCCGACGTCACAGTAGAAGCACCCGTACCACCCCAGCTCCTCCCAGAGGCTATGCAGCCGACGGGAGTTGGTGCTACCGGCCGGCGCCGTGGACTTGATCACGGGCACAATCCATACCCGTCTCTGTCGGCGGGCGCCGGTACCGTCAATGGATGGGTCGACCACTGTCACGCCGCCAAGGAGAGAGCGCGCTGCTGCGCCGCGTCGGGATGCGCTGCGTACCACTCGTCCTCCCTGATCATCGTGCCGGAATCCTTCATGTACAGCCCTCCCCAGCTACGGCCGCCGACCTCGGGGTCGGTGTCCAACGCGACGCCGAAGAAGTCCATCGCCATGTGCTGGCCGATAGTGCGCGCCACCTCCTCTGCGATGTCCTCCGGCGCCTGGGCGACCAGCTCATCGTGCACTGGCAGGAGGAGGTAGTCCGTCAGGCCGGCGTCGTCCAGGTCGAGCAGGGCCTGACAGAGGACGTCGCGCGCGGTGCTCTGCACGGTGTAGTTCGTGGCGGCGTAGACCCGGTCCCGGTCCAGTGGGAGCCGTCGGCCGGACGGTGTCCAGACCACGTAGCCGTGCGCCCGAGCGTCGCGCTGGACCTGCCGCGAGTAGCGTTTGATCCCCGGGTAGACCCGGTCGTAGGCGGCGATGGCGGCCTGGACCTCCGCCAGAGGAGCGCCAGTTTGGCGCGAGAGTGTCTGCGCGCCACCTCCATAGACCTTGCCGAAACCGACCCCTTTGCCCATTTTGCGGTGATTCTTGGTGAAGTTCGGTCCCCAGATCAGCTCTGCGGTGAAGTCGTGGAGGTCGCGGCCTTCGGTGATCGCGCGCTTCATCGTCGTCTCGTCGGCCAGGGCGGCCAAGACGCGCATCTCCACCGCGGAGTAGTCCACGCTGATGATGCGGTGGCCGGGGTCCGCCATCAGCGCACGACGGATCGTCCAGTCACCGGACGGGAGTTGCTGGAGCGGTGGGTTCGAGATGGACATACGGGCCGTGCGCGCCTGGAGAGAATTAATCTTGCAGTGAGCGCGACCTTCGACGTCCAGCCCATCACGGAGCTGCAGGCCGTACGACGTCCGCCACTTGCCGGCCCGCTTCGATCTGAGCACCGCGTCCGCGAGCGGGTTCGGGGCCCTCGTCCCGCGGGGCTTCCACTGCGTGTCCAGGTCGGCCAGGTCGAGCAGGATCGCCTTGTCGACCTTGTAGGCTCCACCGGCCGTGCGCTCCGTCAGCGTCTCGCCCATTCCGAGCAGGGCTGCGCTGACCTGCGCCGTCGCGTTGACGGACGTGACGCCGAACTTCGCGGCCCTGGCGGCGTGGTGACCCGCTTCCTCCTCCAGTCGGCTGACGAGCCGTCGCACGTAGTCCTGGTCGACCAGCATGCCCTTACGCTCCATCCGCGCCACGATCAGCATCACGCGGTGCTCGAAAGCAACGAGCCCCTGACGCACTCCGGCATCCGCGAGCCGCTGCTCCAGCCGGGGCCGGAGTCGGGACAGCAGGATGACGTCCAGGCCGGCGTACAGAAGGTACGTCGGGTGGTCGATCGGAATCCCGGCCCACCCGGCCGCCTTCGTCAGCCCGAGGCTGCGGAAAATCGCCGTCAGGTCCTCCTGTGTGTCGGGCGCGCCCGGGTCCACGAGTTGAGCGCTCAGGGGCTTCAGACCGAGACCCGCCCCGCCTTCCTGCGGCTGCCGCGGATCGTAGAGGTGAGCGACGATCCGCGTGTCGAGGACCTTCGGCCCTAGCTGCTCCAGCGGGAGCGCAGCATGCTTGTCCAGCACGAGCAGATCAAAGGGGGCGTTGTGGATCTCCAGCGACGGCAGCACCTGCAGCGCCCACCGTGCTGCCTCCAGCAGCTCCGCGGACACCTCCACCCGCAGCACCCACGCCGTCAGCGCGTCGCCGAGCTGGACGGTACGGAGACGGTACCCCGGACGGTATGTGTCCAGGCCCGTGGTCTCCGTGTCGACGGCAACGCGGCGGCCAGCGGATACCTGGCGCTGCACCCAGGAGCGGAAGAGGTCCAAGTCGCGCGAGTCCTCCGGGACGTGGACCTCCACCCGCTCCCCCGCCACGGTGTGCGAGAGCGTCCTCATGCTGCCTCCGTCCGTCCCTGCCCGAAGATGTCCGCGGCACCGGACGGCGCGTCGGTCTGCTGCTCTGCTGCGCGGCGCTCGGCGTCGGTCTGGAGGCGGATACCGTCGAAGCCCCAGGCGCCTCGAACCTTGCGCTTCGTGAAGCCCCGGCTCTCCATCTCCACCCCTAGCGCCCAGCCCGACAGCACTTCCTTCCGGCTCAGTCCGGCGTCCTCCGCCCAGTCCGCGTAGGCGCGACGGAGCTGCATCGGGGCGACGCGGGCACCGGGCTCTATCGCCAGCGCTGCACCGATGAACTCCGCCAGCCTGTCTTCGGATTCGCGGTAGTCCGTCGTCGCGGCCTGCACGGTCGACGGCTCCTCCAGCCCGCTGGCGTACCACTCCGCGGCGCCGTCGACCGCCCACGCGAGGACGCCCTCCGATTCCGCGCGGAGCTTGAAGAGAAGCTGAGGATCGGCCTTCGTGCCGCGGAACGTGGCCTCGAAGGGGATCAGCTTGACCCGTCGCCAGATGCCGAGATCCTGCGAGAGGATGGCCGGCTTGTAGTTGCCGGCCACCAGTAGCAGGAATCTCGGGGTGTACGTGAACGGGTTCGCGTGCAGGTTCCGGCAGGTGATCGGGTCACCGCCCGTCAATTGCTTGACGAGCGCCTCCGCCAATCGGCTGTACTTCTCCGTCTCGCTCGCCGTCACCACCCGCGCAGCTCGGAGGGCGGCCAGCTCGGGCGACGCCTGGCCGACGTTCACGCGCTGCTCGAAGGTGGAGAACTCGGTCGACTTCGTGATGCCCTTGAAGACGTGACCGAGGGTGTCCAGGAACGCCGATTTACCGTTCGCACCCTGGCCGTGGAGGAAGGCGAAACACTGCTCGGCCGTCGATCCGGTGATCCCGTACCCGACGAGCCGCTTCGTGTAGCCGGGCAGTTCCGGGTGATTCGGGAACACCTCTCCGAGGAACTGCAACCATCGAGCGGCCGGAGCACCCGGGACGTACCGCACGGCCAGGCGCACGGTGATCATGTCGTCCGGGCTGTGCGGGCGGAGCGACTTCGTTGGAAGGTGCACCGTCCCGTTCGCCACGCACAGTAGCTCGGGGTCTGCGTCGAAGTCCCCGGCGTCAGCTGGCACCCCGGGTACGCTCGGCAGCTCGGCCAGAATCCCCGTGATGTGCCGGTTCGTCAGCGCCTTCAGCGCGAGCCTGCGCTCAGCGTCACCGCCCTCCGCGATCATCTCGGCGCCCATGCGGTGCAGTGCTCGGCGGACCTGGTCCTGACCGGGGACCCACACCGTCCCGTCCCACGTCAGGAAGCCAAGCCCGCTCGCGTAGCGCACTCCTCCGCCCTGCGCGCGAATCCAGTCCCGGAGACGCACGGCCAGGCCGACGTCAGTCGAGTCGAATGCTTCACGGGCAGACCCGCGGAGGGCGGGCAGGTCGTCGGACGCGTCTGCCACAGCGGGGGCCGCAGGTGTCGGCGGCTCCGGTTCCGTCAGGTCGACGGGTTCAGCGGCACGAACGGCACGATGTAGAGCAGCGGGGAAGGCGGTCGGGTCGTCCTCGCGCCAGTCGGTCAGGTCCCATCCGTCCTGCGGAATGAGTAGCTGCCGCACGGCGACACCGGCCCGTACAAGAGCAGCAGCTAGAGATCCGTTCATCCCCGCCCCCGACCGATCCCGGTCACCGGCGAGCACCACGTCCGCATCACGCAGGGCGGACGTCAGCTCGGCCAGTACGCCAGCGTTCTGCGCCAGCCCGGCACCTCGGATGACCACGACGTCGTATCCGCACGCCACGGCCGTCAGCCCGTCGCCCGGCCCCTCGGTGATGAGAACGGTGTCGAAGCCGGAGCCGGCAGAGAGGTATCCCCACTTCGCCCACACGCGGCTGTCGACGTTCGCCAGCGACACCCACCGCGCCGGGCACGCGCCGCCGATGTCCCGCCCTTGCAGCCCGCGGACGACGCCGTCAACTCCCGCGAGCGGCACAGTGATCCGCGGGTGGCGGGTGAAGCCGCGGGACAGCCACCTCTGCGGCCGGTCCCCCGGCGCACAGAATCCCAACTCCAGATCCTCCGCAAGGTCCGGGCCGACGCCGAAGCGGCGCTGCAGGTACTCCAGCGCCTCCGGCGACGCCTTCAGGGCCAACGCCGCCTCCTCCACGAACATCCGGAGCGCGGCGATTTCGCCGGGGCCGATCGACTCGGGCGGGGCGGCAGAGACGACGCGGGTCGCGGTGCCGGCGGAGACGTCGAAGAGGTCCGACGTCGCCAGACGAAGTGCGCGGAGAACCGCATCCTTCTCGCAGCCCGCACGGCAGACGACCAGGAGTCGGCCGTCATCCTTCAGCGTGAGCTTCAGCGACGGCGTCCGGCGGTCGTTATGGGCGGGGCACATGGCCAGGTAGCCGTCATGGTCCTCCGCCACGCCGGTCAGCCGGCCCAACAGGTCCGACAGTTGCACAGTGCTCCTCTCCGTGACGTGGTCGTAAGTCCTTTACGCGACGCGGGCAGGGGCCTCGTCGCAAAGGACGCGAAACAGCCGTTCCGTGGCCGGCAGGGTGTTGGTGTCTTTGCGCAGCGATTTGACGGCTGGTCGCGCCCATACAGGCGTGGCCCATTCCGGCCCGGTGTACTCGGACACGAGAACTACAGCCCCGTTGTCCGACCAGCGCCGTGTCGTCTCCCAGAACTCCGCGGAATCGAAAGTGCCCAGGGCATAGCCGGTCGTCCCTGCATACGGCGGGTCGCAGTACACGAGCGTTCCGGGCCCGGGATTAAAGCTCCGGTAGTCCGCCTGCACTATCCGCTGCCCGACCATCCCGGCCGCCTTACGAAGCACCCCGCGTCGGGCCACGGCACAGTAGTCGTCCCCACGGCTACTCGCCGCGTAGCCGCCGAACCACTTGCCTCCGAACGAGCACCCGAAACCGGCGAACCCGCGTAGCGCCGACGGATCCGCATGCCGAAGCGCGGCGTACTCCTCACGCGACAGCGCCTCCGGAGGTTCCCACCCGTTGAGCACGGCGGCCCACATCATTACCAGGTCAGGGTGTGCGTCCGCCCCTGTCGCGGCGCCCGGGAAGTCAGGCGCGATCCTTGAGAAGACGCTGGCGCCGCCCAAAAACGGCTCCAAGTACACCGTGCACCCCGCGCTGTATCGTCGGAGCTGTGCAACCACGTGCCGCGCCTGACGCTCCTTGCCACCCATGTACTGCACCGCGTTGTCCTCTCCTCGGGCATGACGAAAGGGGGCGCCCTCCGAAGAGAGCGCCCCGTGAAGGGTCGGCGTGGCTAGTCAGCGAACTCGCGGTCCCAGTCCTCGCGGTCGATCTCCACGAAGACGCGCCCGGACGGCGTGTGCTCCAGTCCGAAGATCGTCAGGTGGTTGCGGCCCCGGTCCCATTCGACGGCCTGGCGGACGGCCTTCTTCGATGCGTGGCTCTTCCACTCGTCGCGCCGGTGAGCGGAGTGGCTGATGTAGTCGTGCACGTCAGTGCCCCTTCCCGTGCCTTTGAACGTGGTCTGCGTGGACCGTCGGCGCGATGGCGAGCAGCGTCTCCTCCGCGTCCCGCAGCCGGTTGATCAGCTTGGCGTCCGTCTCCAGATCGCGGACCACGTAGCCGGCCGAGACGTTCGCCCGGCGCCGCTTGACGACCGCGCAGCCGTAAGGCTGCATGGCGTTGATCGCTTCGCGGTTGGCCTGCGCGATGTAGGCCGAGAGCGTGATCTTCTGCTCGTCCTTACACTCCACGGCGTGCAGGTAGTAGCCGTCCAGGTCGCCGATGTCGCGCCGGCCCATCTGGACGTTGCGACGGACGTCGGGGTGGCCGGTCTCCTGGAGGTAGCCGCGAACAGCGGACTCCCACCGAGTGCCCCGGTCCTTGGCGTCACTCACCGCCGTCCCCTGGCTCTCGGGCCGTGCGAACGCGGTACTCCCAGTAGGTCTCCGTGTCCGTCACAGCTTCGACCTCCACAACGGCACCGAGCAACTCACCGTCAACCGTCAGCCAGTTACCCGGACCGCCCACGTGCACCGGCACGGTCCCGTCCGCCTTCCGGAGGACGACCACGTTGTACCCGAGCTGCCCCGTCCGCGGGTGCTCCTCTTCCTGCTCGCCGTTCTGGGCGCTGACGGCGACCGCCATGACCAGCTTCCCCGTCCGCCCCTCCTTCGCGCGCCCGACCTTCACTCGGTCATGGGTGGTGGAGGCGGAAAGGATGTAGTCGCCGGGCTCGATGTCGACGCCGAACGAGTCCTTCACGGTGCCTCCTTCGGCAGCGCGGTGACGTTCTTGACGATGGTCAGCGTGACCGGCTTCGGCACACCCCAGCGGGAGAACTCGCGGCTGGAGCGCGTCGGAAGGATCTGGACTCGCATCTCCGTGGGCTGCCCGTCGGCCGCCGCACCCTCGGCGAGCCGCTTCCACCCGTAGGTCTCCGGGTCCCGGACGGCAACGTAGATGTCCGTCACCGTGCCCTCCTGCATCTCGCAGGAGCGCCCGGACATCCGCGGGTAGAGGACGATGTCGCCGCCGCCGTATTCGGTGCCGCGCCAGTCAGTGAGGCGCATCGGGCACCGCCCTCAGCTTCTTCGCGATGGCAGCCGCGCCGTTGCCGAGCCGCGTGTACACGCGCTCTTCCGCCGGGTCCAGCGAGGCCCAGTACGCTTCGCGCATCCGCGCGGCCAGGTCGAGGAAAGCGTCGGCGAGAAGCGCCCGAACGCAGGCGTCGGCCGGCGAGCCAGCCAGCGCACCGCCGTCCTCCGCGCAGGGGATGAGCGGGCCCCAACGGCGCTCTACCTCGTCACGATCGCGGCGCATGCCGCTGTACGCGAGGTCACCGTCAGTGTCCCGATAGCGGACCATCTGCCGCGATCTCGCGTCCCACCACCACACGTCCCCGTCGCGGTCCTTCACGTACTCAGACACCCGCCATCACCCCTCCCGGGCCGCCGGCACCGACCAGCACCCGGGCCACCCCGGTGCCGAACTCGCCGCTCTCGATCACGCCGTCCCCGCCGAAGTCCTTCAGCGTGGCGAGGCGCTGTTGCGCGTCGACCTCTTCGAGGTATGGGCCCCAGACCTTGCCCACCGGGTAGCGGAAGGCGCTGACGGTCTGGACTACGCGGTACTCAGTCACGGAACCACTCTCCCCACTCCAGCAACTCGGTCTCGCTGACGTGCGCGGTACCGCCGGCGTTCTCCACGACGGTCTTCTGCGCGAGCGCTTGCGCCACGTTGTCGTACGGGCCGAGGATGTGGCCGGCCGGGTACGGCGTGTCCATGAAGGGCCGCGCCGGGCGAGTGCACGCGTCGTCAACCACCGTGCGGTACAGCCGCTCTGCGTCAGGTCGGATGCGGGTCACTCGACTTCCTCCCAGGCCGTCTGCGCGCGCTCGATGATGGCCGAGACGACGTCTTCGCGCAGGACGTGCCCCTGAGCGTGGTGACGGTAGTGGTACGTGCGCGACGTCAGTTGACCCTGCGCTGCCGCGCGCGTCTTGTAGGGCCCCAGGTACTCAGTGTGGGTCTCGCCGGTGTAAAGCCACTCCGGGACGTCCGGGCCGGCGTCCCACCGGTACTCCGGGTTCCTGCCCTCGCGGACTCGGCGGACGATCTTCGCCCGGAAAACGTCGCCGCTCTTCGCGGGCATGGTGCGTGCCATCAGCTACCCCATCCTGTCTCCGGGTTGCGGACGTCGAAGGCTTCCCACGTGAGTGTGGCCCGTTCGACCGTCACGGAGACGACCTGGCGCGTCAGAATCGTGTCTCCCGGACGGGTCGTCTGCCGCGCCGTCTCCGCCTCTAGTGCCCGCGCCGCGCGCCCGGCCATGCGGCGGGCGGTGCCGGGATCGTTGTAGGGTCCGCGAACGTCGGCATGGACGGCGTCCTCCCACGCTTCCAGATAACTGGAGCGCACGGCGTCCAGGAAGTACGTACCGACCGTCTCCGGGTTCCGCTTCCGATGCCGGTACCTGACGACGGAACGCCAGACTTCCGGGGTGTCGAGCAAGACATTCGTTGCCATCAGTTCTCCTCCCACTTCTCCACGGCCCACCCCAGCAACCGCACTACCCAGTACGTAGCCAGCACGGCGAGCCCTACGCAGCCGAGTGCCCACCCGCCGCCGACGATGTAGATCAGCCACTCGTTCACGGCCGCTCCTCCCGCTGGTGCACGACGCTCGCACCGCGGGTGATGGCCACCCCGATGGCCTCCAGGAACCGTCCCCAGTCGGCACGTTCGGGCGCACCGGGGGCGATGACGACCATGTCGTTACGGCCCAGGGCCCGGACGGTCCCCAGCGCGGGGGCCCCGTCCGGGCGGATGATCAGGGTCGCCATCAGGTGGTGACCCTCGTCAGGGGGCCGTACGCCCTGACGGCGTCGCGAAGCGATTCGGACCCGAACGCGCTGTCGTACATCGCCGCCGTCGGAGTCGCGTCGGCGGCGCGCTCCGTGAGGCTGAACCGCCACACGTCGCCGTCCTTGTCGCGGTACTTGGCGGTCAGGTCGTAGGCGACGCCGTCGTACTGGAACGTGGTCGCCTGCTCGTCGGACAGCGCTTCCAGCTGGCTCGCCGTGACGCGCCAGATCATGCCGTCGCTGGCCCGCACGCTCAAGCGTGCGTCGGTGTAACTGCTGTCGATGCGGGTCACGGTGACCTCGTCGCCGGTCACCAGATCCGCCGAGAGCGGGTAGTTCACCAGCACACGGGCGCGGCCACCAATCTTCAGCGTCGGAGGCTCGTCAACGCGCTCGACCTTCGCGCAGTACCACGCGCCGTTGATCTTGTCGCCGTGGTCGCCAGAGCCGTCGCCGAAGACGACCTTGAACGGCTTCATGCACTCGGTGCCGCAGATCTCGACCAACTTGCCGGTCAGACCGACAAACTGGCCGGTCCGGTGCTCCGGGTCGTCCTCCACCACGCGCACCCGGTCGCCGACCTTCAGCGGCTCGTCGACCGGGGCGGGCGTCAGGAACTGCGCGGACGCCGATTCGTGGTCGCCGTTAGCGTCCTCCAGGACGTACCAGGGGCGCCCCGCCGCCCACTTGTCCTTGAACGGCCCGGCGACGATCTTGTTGCGCGTGCCGTCCTCGTGCAGGACGGCCGCGCCGATCTCGAACTCGGGACGGAGGGTCATGTCCCCCGCGCGAGCAACGCCGGTGCGGCCCATGTGGGCTCCGGTCGTGAACTCTACGGCGTACCGCTCGTCAGCCGGTCCGTAGAGGCCACGGAACGGCCCGAACTTCACCTCGCCGTCCCCGTAGACCTCGTGCGCGACCTTGTCGCCGACCTTGAACTCCTGCGTCATCTCTCCTCTTTCGCTGCACGAAGAAGCCCCCGCGTCGTCGGTGCGCGAGGGCCGGGCGGTACGAACGTCAGGCGGCGTCGGACTCCGGGTCGACGTAGCCGGTCACCGCGAAGTGCTCGGCCGCGACAGCGACGGTCTTCCGCGTCTTACGCTGGATGTGGCCGGAGTCGCGGCCGGTGGGCTGGACGAGCAGCTCCGGGTGCGAGCGTCCGCGGGCGTCGCGGATCATCTGAATCGTCCGAACGACGCCTTGGCTGGCGCGCACCGTGTTGCCCTGGCGCGACGGGTAGACACCGACGCTGCCCTCGGTGATCGGCTGGCCGGTGAAGTCGGTGAGCTTGTGGGACATGCCTCTCCTCTGCATCTTCGCTACAGTTGGAGCGCCCAGCCCCTGGCGTCCTCTACTCGCCGGGGACCGGGCGCGCTCGTGCCGACCGTCAGGCCGCGTCGGCGAGGGTCTTCGGGGCCGAGTAAGCGCCGAGCACCTTGATCACCGGCTTGTTGTATGACACCGTCTTGCCCTTCATCGGGCCGCGCTTGGCGACGAACTCCACGAGTTCGATGCTCAGCCGGCACCGCGCTGGACCACCGACCTCGTCTAGCGCCTCCAGCACCTCGTGCAGCACCTTCGCCAGGTCCCACGCGCCGAACCGCGCACGGAAAAGGCCCAGCTCGGGGGCGTCGACCAGCTTGAAGCGGACGCGAATGTCGGGCTTCGGGCCACGGCCGGTCTTCGCGAGCGCCTTACGGTCCGCGAGCAGTTCGGGGCAGCCGCACGGCTTGCCCCTGTCCTCGTCCGGACCCAGGAACTCGACACCATCGCACCAGTGGATCGGCTCACCGCCGACCGAGCCGTACAGGCGCATGTCGGACTGGATCGCGGCCGAGCCGTCGATGACGATCTCGACGGACGGGGATGTCGTCAGGATCTCCAGGTTGTCTTCACTCTCGGTGTCCCAGTTCGCCACATCGCCGCCCAGAATCTCGGCGACGCGAGCGGCAACGGCCGGGTCCCCGGTCGTCACCCGCCACTCATTGAGGGACTCCGGCCGGGCGCTCCGCCCGGTACCGGTCATGCGGCCGGAGCGGAAGCGACCGACCACCTCGTCCGCGAAGCTGGTGCGCGGCTTCGGCTTGGCGTCCGGGTCGGTGTCGAAGATTCGCAGTCCTGCCATGTGTCTGTGCCTCTCGTCGGCTGCATCGTCCAGTGCGCTGCGCCGCTCGAAGCGGCGTGCACTGTAGTAGTTAGGCCCCGCGGCTGAAACGCCCGGACAGAACCGAAAGGCATTTTGCGGTTCTCAGCGTTCGCCCCGGTCGCTGAGCGGCACGTACGGGCGCCCCTCGCGCTCCGACGCCAGCCACTCGTGCATGCAGCCGTAGACGAGGTGAAGGCGGTCGCGGTGCTGGTGCTCCTCGCCGGCGAACGCCCAGCCGTAGAGCTGCTGAACGTCGCCGGTGAAGCCGCGTGCGCGGTCCCGGCCAGGCTGGCCGAGATCGTCACTCAGCACCGCCAACACGCGCTCGGCGCACGCACGGTAGCCACGCTGCCAGTCAGTAACGTCGTCGGCGTCGGCCACGTGGGCGGCTTCGCGGACCGCACTGAGGCACGCCTCCGCTGTCTCCGCCCGACGACGCTGAACAGCCTCGTCGCGCCATGCGGCGTACCTCTCGGCCCGCGCGGCCTCATACGCCTGCCGGGTCGCTTCGTGCAGCTCCTCAGCGTCCATCAGGAATTCCCTCCATCACACGCGGTGCGTACGCCGCCAGCTCTGCCATGGCCGTTGCCCATTGCTCCTCCCGCAACCGCAACGCATCCTCGAACGGCTGCTGCCGGTACCGCACCAGCTCACCGAGCGACATCACCCGCGCCATGCCGTCGCGCTGCTCACGAATCCGGGCGAGGTGGCGGTTCAGCATCCGCAGCTTCTCCCGCTGCTGGTCGATGATCCATGACTGGCGCTCCATGTGGGTGTCCACGCCCGTCCACCCCTCGCACCTCAGGCACCGCGCTGCCCGACCGTGCGTCGGGGTCTCACGGAACTCGCCGCGGGGACGCCGGCGGTAGCACCTGACGCAGTAGAGGTCTGTCCGGTCGCTGGGGCCGCTGGTAAAGACGTTCAGGGCCGTCACTCGCCCTCCAGGTCCGCCAGCAGCTCCGTCGATGCGTCCCAGTCGGACATGGCGCCGTAGTCACGCACGAGCTTCAGCGCGCGCTGCACCAGGGCGAGTTCGGCGGTGGTCATCTCCACCGTGACTGTGGTGGGCGGGGTGCGCTTGGCCATCAGCTTCTACCTCCAGTCATGCTCAGGATCAGGAACTTTGCTGCCACCTGCTCCGCCATGGCCGGCGACCAGCCGCGGGCTTCGAGGTCCCGGCGCATCCCGTCGGCAGCGTCGAAGAACGGCGTCATGTTCTCCCGGGCCTGCAGCAGAGCTTCCTCAACGGAAGTGATCACTGCTCACCCTCCAGGTCCGCCAGGTCGGCGAGTTCCTGTTCGGTCAGTACTGCTTCATCTCTCGGAGGTGGCTCGTAGTCGCAGCTACAGCCCCCGCCTTCATGGGTCATGCACCAGCCGGTGTGACCGCTCACCGCACGCCCCTCTCCCACGCCGCTCGGGCCTCCGCCTGGCAGCTCACGCCCAGCCGGCGGAGCGTCGCCTGTGCCCGCGGCACCCAGTGGGACGGCCAATCGCCGATCTCGGCGTAGGCGTCGACCTCATCCCGGGTGGTGCCGCACAGCCAGGCGATGAAGTCGGCGGTCCCGCAGCCGCTCCGGCGGCCGGGGCGAATGATTCGAGTCTTCATCTACGTCTCCCTCTCTCCTCCTACGCCGAAAGCCCCCGGCGCCGAAGCAGCCGGGGGCTCAGGAGTGGTGCGGGTTACCAGTCGTAGGTGTGCGGGGCGGTGATCTCGATCGGGTTGCCGATGAAGTCGCCGCCTTCCACACGGTTCAGCTCGACCGTGAAGCCTTCACGCGGGGCGGCACCAGAGCGCCGAGGCCGAGCATCACGAGCAGCGCTGCCCCATACCCGACCGTCGGCACGGCCGGCGCAGCTCCGTGCGCGGCTCCGACGCCAAGCATGAAGAGCCAGGCGCGGACCGGGAGGACGGCCGCGTGGGCGACGGCCATGCGGCAGCCCCGACCGAACGCCTCCGCCTGAGTATCCCGCGCCTTGTCCGCTTCCATCTCCGCCCTCAGCTTGTCGAAGTCGACGTTCACGCCGCGCGCTCCTTCTCCAGTTCGGTGATCCTCAGGGCCTGGCGGACGATGGTCTCCCGCATCGGCCAGTCGTCCGCGGTGTAGTCGCTGAGCGCCTTCTCCAGGGCGTCGGGAACGCCTCGCAGGAGGGCGTCGTCGTACTGCGAGTCCGGGCCCGGGCTGACCTCTACGCCCAGCAACCGGGCCATCTTGGCGATGATCTCGCGCGCCTCTCGGGCCCGCTCCTTCAACTCTCCCGCCGCCGGGATCACACGTCGCATGTGGTCCTCGTCCCAACGGTGGCCAGGGCCGGAGTCGAGATTGACGCCAAGTACCACGGCGACGTCAGCCAGCGCACCGCGGGCCTGCCCTCCACAGTCGTTCTCGGCGTAGAGGGCGTCCCGGAACTCTGCGGGCGATACCGGGCTGTCGGACCAACGGACGCGCTGACTGCGGAGCGATGTCAGGCGCTTCAGTTCGGCGTTCAGGGCGTCGGCCCGGGTGGCCTGGCGCCGCGCTTTCTGCCTGCATGCCTCAGCAGCTCGCTCGGCGCGCTCCAGTTCCCTGCGCAGCCGTGCGTTCTCGCCGACAAGACGCTGGACACGACTCTCGTGCGTCAACGCGTACGCGTCCACCGTCCATGCCGGTCCATCAGGTAGCCCACGCCGCAGGCTCACGCCGCCCGCCTCTCCGTGCCAGTCTCCTCCACGCCGGTGGACCACACGGGTCGGCCGATGACGGACTTCTTCCGGGTGCTGTCCCACTGGAAGACATCGAGCAGCGCGGTGAAGAAACGGAAGAGATCGTCGCTGCAATCGACCGGGACAAGCTTGGCACCCTCCGGTCGCACGTGAAGCACTGCTGCAGCGTCCAGCGTCGGCACCGGGATGGACTCCCCCGTCGCCGCGAGGATGATGCGGTCCGCCTTCGCGTACGCCTTGAGCTGGAGCGCCACGTCTTCGTGGACGCCGCTCCGGGTCGTCTTCCAGTCCAGGATCACCGTCTCGCCGTCGATCTTCGCGATGGCGTCGAACGAGCCGGCGTAGCCGTGGGTGTCGCTCCAGACCGTCTCCTCCAGATGGAGGAACTCCGGCTGCTGCTCCTGGAGGAACGCCTCGAAGTGCCGCGCGTACTGGGCCATGTCCGGATGCACGCGTCCGACCCGCTCCCCGCGGGCGAGCCGCTCGAAGAGGTCGTGCGCGTCGCTGCCCGTGTCCGCGGCCCGCGCGGTGAAACGGGTAGGGGCCCGCTTCAGGTAGTCGATTGCCGCGTCCTGGTCACGCATAGCGATTCCGAGGACCGCCGGCAGGTCGTTCACGGCCGTCTCGGCGACCAGCTTCGCCGCCCAGTAGGTCAAGAAACCCTTCGGGAGCATCCCGAGGACGCTCGTCACGCCGGGAACTTTCTTCTCCCCGTCCGCCGGGTCCACGTAGAAGCGCGAACCACCGCGCTTGATCGTCTGCACTGCCATCCTGTGCCCTCTTTCTCGTCGGGTACAGAAGTAGTTAGGCCCCAGCGCCGAAGCGCCCGGGCAGACGTCGAAGAAGTTTCGTCCCCAGGGCCGTGCGGGGCCAGTCTGGCCAAAAGAGCCAAACTAACCCCTCTTTTCAGTTTCTCTCTAACGCGTATTAGAGTAACTAGAAAATAGGGGTTAGTTTGACCAGTTTGGCATCACCGCAGGTCAGAGGAGGGTCAAACTGATGGGTCACGCGGGAGGACGCTCCATGCCCGCGTCCCGCAGAATCCCCGACAGTGCGGTGATCTCCTGCTTCACAGCCTGCAGCCGCTGGTACAGCACGCCGCGCTGAGCCGGAGTCATCTCGCGTCTGATGGTGTCAGGCTGCATCCGGCCGACGGAGGACTGCAGCATCTCCGCGATGCGGAGATGGTCGGAGACAGCCCGCACGGTGGAGGCAGCGTCGTCGCCCGCGGGGAGTGCCTCAGCGCGATTGGACGCGGTGGCAGCTTGGACGACGGCCCGAGTCAGCTGACGTCGCTCAGCCGACCGCTCCACGGCGCTGGACGCCTTTAGGTTGGCGTCCTCCAACTCCTCCGCCGTGTACACGACGCGCAACAGGTTGTTGATGTGGTATCGCACATTGGACGACACGGTATTCGTGTTGGTCGGCCCGATGCCGGCGTTACGGTACATCTCCGCCGCGCGCAGCTTGTACGCGTGCGACAACCCGGATGGGTCGCCCATCTGCTGGCGAAGCGCCACCAGTACAACTGCCAAGGATTTAAGGATATTCGTGCTGACCTTCTCGGTGTCGGCGTAAGCGCGCACCAACTTCGATCCGAAATCCACGAGTTCATCAGCCGACCAATCCTGTGCCCGCTGTAGCTCCAGCGGCTCAGGCACAGGAACCCGTCGGGTAGACGGCGGACGGCCGTCGGGTACTGCAGGTAGATTCTTAGCCACGTGCGCTCTCCAGTCGTCACAGACACCCGCAGCCACCATGAGCGCGGGTGGGGGCCGCTAGCTCTGTCTCGTGAACGGGCTGCCGCAGCGTCCGCAGACCACGTCGCCCTGCGCGAAAACCGCCTCCCACATGGTCATCATGCGTCCACACCCGCACATGGCCCGTACCCGGGTCTCTGCGCGCCGGGACGGGGCAGACGCAGGACCGAGGACGTCGAGTACTGCCTCAATGGCGCGGCCCAGCTCTGCCAGCAGTGCTGAGTCCTGGGTCAGTTGCGCCGTCGGAATGCGCATACCGCGGAATCCGTAGTTCGGGACAGGCGCCGCCTCTGCCGGCCACTCCATGCCGATCTTCTCGGCGTACACGACAAAAGCACGGTTGTGGTAGCTCCCGCGGCTGGAGGTGTCGGACACCCCGTCGGCAGCAGCCAGGGCATGCGCGGCAGTGTGGGTCAGGGCTGTCAGGACCTCCTCTGCGCCCGTCTCCAGCATGCTGCGGTAGATCGTGACGGGGAAGCGATCCTGCCCACGCCACTGAGTGTGCGAATGGTCAGAGCCGGCCTGTCTGCGGCTGCTGACGGTGATGTCGGCGCGCGGCAGCGACGGATGCTGTGCCCGTAGCTCGTCCCAGCGCCGCGTCAGCAGCGCCGCGAGGACGGTAGTAGGGGCAGGGGGTGGCGGTGTCATACACCGGACGGTATCGCCATTGTGGCGCGCGGAACAACTACGTCCGGCCTGCCTGTCCTAAAATTGCGTTAATGGAACGCAAAAAGCCCCCGCCCTCCACAAGGGAGAACGGGGGCTTCAAGTTTCTATTCGCTGACAGGCTCGTCAGCAGTGGCAGTCGGGCTGACCTTCGCCCGAGCGGTTTCACCCAGCAGCACCGGCAGCAGCACCATCAGCACGCCGACGACCTGGCCGACGGTGCTGGCGTTGCTCAGTGCTGGTATCAGGACGCTGCCGGCGCCGATGGCGGACATCAGCCAGGCCCGGACGCGCACTGGCTCGGTGGCCAGGAGCACGCGGACGTAGATGACGGCGTAGGTGGCGCCGGCGGTGACTGCCTCACGCAGTCGCTTCAGGAGGTTCTTCAAGCGATCATCCTCACTCGTGAGAGCGCCCGTACTGACGGGCGGATTCGGCGTCGTAGACGCGCCTGTGGAAGAGCTGGACCGCGGACTCCAGGTCGGTCACGGACCCGACGTTCATGACCGTGTAGTCCGCGTCCTCCGGCCCGAGAGCGCCCTCCGACTCGTGCGTCAGGTGCGGTATCCCGGGCCGGTCGATGTAGAGGAGGTGGAAGCCCCGATCACGCAGGGCCGCCACTTCGTTGGGGTAGCGCACGTCGGTGATGACGGTGGGGCAACCGGTGCGCTCGCCGATCTCGTCCACGCGCTGAAGCGCGGCGCGAATCCAGAACTCGGGGTCGACGGCGCGAACGGCCGCGCCGAGTTCTTGGAGGAAGCGGCGGGCTTCGGGGTACCCCTTGGCCCGCTCCCACCCCATCCCGTCCACGATCTGCCTCAGCCGGACAGGTCCCGGGTGCAGCGGCCACGGGTCGGGGATGATCTGCGGATCGATCTTCAGCGCCGCTTCCTTCAGCACGTCCGCGAACGCCACGCGCGCGTACCCGCGGTTGTTCACGAGCCACGCGCCGGCCGTGTCCTTGCCGACGCGCGCCCGGCCAATGATCCCGATGTGCACCGTGCTCCTCCTGGCGTGGGTCCTGGAGGAGTAGTTAGGCCCCAGAGCCGACGCGCCTGGGCACTAGCTGTAGAACCGCAGGACGTCGCCGACAGGGATGACCGCCATACCGGCCGCGCTGACGGCCTGCACGATCGCCGTGAAGTCGCTGATCTTGCATTGCCCGGTGTTCGTCAGAGTCGTCGCGTCCGACACGATGTCGTGGAACGTCAGAATCAACCACTGCCGATTCGCCGCCGCCCTCGCGATGTCGCCCGTCGTTGCTGTCGTCAGCGCGGTCGGCGAGTAGCCGCCCGAGTACGACGAGATCGAGGAGATCGAGCGCAGCCGGTACGGGTCACCTGGCGGAAACGTTTCGCGCGTCTTGCTGTGGGTCGTGCGCGCGTATCCGAAGTACTGCCGGATCACGTCTGTGGTGCTGGAGGCGTCGCTCGTCAGCCCGTACTGCCCGAGCGGGTAGGCGAAGCCATCCGACGATGTCCGGAAGCCGTTGCTGCTCAGCCACTGCTTCATCCGGTTCGAGTCGTCGTCCAGCGCCGCCCGTGTCATCCCGGTGTCGGTTAGCGCGTGGTCCGCGTCCAGGTACGCGTGCCCGGCAACCTCCCAGCCGGCTGCGTCCTGCATCAGCCTCAGTTGAGGCAGCGTCAGCCGCCCGCTTGCGCCGACGAGGTCAGCGATGATGTACGCGCTGCCCGGGTACCCGTAGGCGTCCATCACCGGCTTGGCCAGACTCCACACGCTCCCCCTGTTGTCGTCAAAGCAGAAGCTGACGACACCGCTGGGGAAGGTGGCGCTGCCGTCCGGAATCAGCTCCACGGAATTCGCGTGCAGGGTTACTGGCGCTGCCGCATCGTCCGTCACCTGGATACGGATGTCCGTCAGTGCGCTGCGCGACGGCGTCCCTGTTGTGGTCGCGTCCGCCCAGTTGAGCGTGACAACAACCCAGTCTCCCGAGGTCAGGAGGTTGCTGCCGACGGCACCGCCTTGAATGATCCACTTGTAGTAAGCCGCCAGAGACGACGAACCTAGGTAGAGATTCAGGCCGGCTACGTGCGTGATATCGTCCAGCTTCAACCGCAGGCGAATTGCCTTTGAGGTGGCGTCGAAACTTGCGCCGCCCAGCTTAGAGATATTCGCTGCCGCACCGGTTCCGCCCGTGGTGATTTTCACAGACTGGGAGCCGACGACAAAGTCCGATGTGTCGCCGTTGTTGAACGTCGACCCCGCGTTGTTGGAATACCCATGCCCCGGTGCGAAAATCGTCAGCGGGACGGCTTGCCTCCACTGGGGAAGACGGCGCGGGGTGCCCAACGTTGAGGCAGCCGGGTTAGCCGTCAGCGTGACGAACCGGGCGTTCGCCCACGCGCGGTCACCGTGCGGGTCCGCGGCACCCGCATGCGCGCTGACGGCCGCACTGACGTCAGCACCGGTCGCGGCGCCGATCGCGGATGGAGTGACCGGATCGCTGCCGCCACTGGCATGGGTCGAGGCATGGGCGGTGGGTGTGCGGGCGTTAGTGGTCGTCGGGTCGTCGGACCTGAGCGCGGTGGCGGGTCCGGTTCCGGCGGCTCCGAGTGGCGGCTGAGGGCCTGCAGGGCCGGTCGCTCCAGCCGCTCCAGTGGCACCAGTTGCACCGATCGGCCCCTGCGCTCCGGTGGCGCCGGTAGCTCCGGCGGGCCCGGCCGGTCCGGTGGCCCCCGGCGGACCTGGCGGCCCCATCACCGGCACGAATTCCATCTCGTGCGGTGACGTCGGTGCGTCGCTCGTGATGTCCACGGTCGTGCCTGCGGGGAGCGCCATACGCATGGTGCGGCCTCCGCCGTCCGTCAGCCGCTCGCGCACGGTGTAGACCCAGTCGGTCGGACTCATGCCTGTCGCGTTTGTAGCGACGAGCACGGCACTGACCCGGCCGTCATGGTCGATCGGAACCGTCACCTTGCCCACGGTGACCGCGATTCCGGCTATCGCCACCACTCGGGGGGCAGTGAAAACGACTGCCCCCGTCATCGGGGAGCCGTCGGGCCGGAGGTATCGGCCGGTGTAGGTACCGGTCTGAACTCCGTCAGGGATTACCATGAAACCTCACTGCTCCGGTCGACGACGTGCCATGAGCATGTGCTCGGCATCGTGCCCGGCCTGCCAGGCGCGGACGTCCATCACGTCCTCGCGCAACTCCGCTACGTCGGAGCGGAGTTCGTCCCGCACGGCACCGACCTTGGCCTCCAGCCGGGCGCCCAGTGTCTCCACGGTGTCCCGGGTCGCGGCCCCTTCCTCCTGCGCCGCCCCGCGGGCCCGGCGAAGGCCGAGCGCCGCAGGGATGGCAGAGACGACCGCACCGCCGACGACACCGACGGCACCGACGACGGCAGTCACGGTCTCAGGGCTCACGGGCTGGTCACCTTCGCAGTCCAGGCCGCGCGCCAGGTGACGGGCCCGACCAGGCCGTCGACCGCCAGGCCCTTCTGCCCCTGGAAGGCGTGGGCGACGGCCGCGGAGGCAGGGCCGTACTTGCCGTCGACCACGATGCTCCATCCGCGGTCCTTCATCCGCTGCTGCCAGCGGGCGACAGCCGCGTCGTACCGCGGAGCGGAGCTGGCGCGGAAGGTGTAGCCGGGCCAGGACGGAGCCCCGGAAGTTCCGCCGGAGACACCAGAGTTGCTGCTCCCACCCGTCGACGGAGCGGACGGCTGCGGGGCCGGCGCGGGAGTCGGGACGGGCACCGGAGGCGGAGTCGTCCCCGGGACGGCCGGTACGGTGATGACGTCACCCGGGTGGATGGTGTCCGGGTGCTGAGCCACGGACGGGTTCAGCCCGAGGATCACTGCCAGGGCGACGCCAGCCGCGACGGCAATGCCGCTGAGGGTCTGCCCGGCCTTGACGGTCACGGTCTTCGTCCCGCCGGTCGACGGGGCAGCCGAAAACGCCGGCGCGCCATAGCCGTAGATGTAGCTGTCGTCCCGGCGCCGGGTGCGTCGGTAGACGCCGTCGCCGTTCGCCGACCCGTTGTCGTTGGTGTTGCCCTCGATCGTGTGGATGTAGGTGTCGTCGTAGCTAGCGACGATGCCGGTGTGCGAGCCGCCGCCACTCCCGTAGAACACCTGTGCGCCGACGCTCGGGCTCGTGCGCCACTGGCCGCGCTGCTTGAACCAGCTAACTCCCGTCGCACAAGAGGCAGTTCGCGGGTAGATGTCCGCGTTGCCGGACTGCATCGCGCACCAGGACACGAAGGTTGCGCACCACGCCTGCCAGTCCGACCACTCCAGGCCCGGGACGGCCGGGCTGTACTTCTGGTGGTTGTTCCACGAGCCGTCGGCGCTGCGGCCCTCGTGGTAGCCGACCTCCGCGTCCGCGACGGCGATTATGGATGCTGCAGTGGATGCCATGCGTACCCCTCCCCAGGGAATAGAAAAGCCCCGTGCCGGTCGGCCGGGGCGGTGTCGAGTTTCACCGGGTCACGAAGAGGATTCGTACTGAATCTCCCACGTCAGAATGTTCCCCGAGGCAGCCGCCACGGGCACGGTGTTGCTGACATTGCTGGTGCTCTGTGCGTTCGAGCCGGTTTTGACCACAAAATCCGCGATGGTCGACCCCGGAGTGATGATGACGTGACCTAGGTAGTCGTTGTCTCCCGGCTTGAAATACGAGCACTCGCCGCGCCATTGAGTGAACCCGGGCGCGGCGGACGCCGGCGCAACCGGGACCGACAGGTGCCACAGCCCTGTACCGCCGTTGGACAGGCTGCCTAGCGTGAGCTGGCCATTCCAGATGACGAGCCGTCCGATCTTCGTCCACCGGCTGGTCAAGACGCCGTTGTCGCCGAGCACTGGGCTCGCGACTGTAGCGGTCCAGACTGGCACGAACGGTGTCCACAGCCCGGGTGCCGGGGCGTACGGGCGCCACGTGGACCCGTCATAAACTTCCTTGCGGCCCTCCGCGGTGAGCCAGCACTCCATACCGGCCACCGGGGAAGGGATCGCGGCGTTTCGAGATGTAGCGTTGGCGAAAATCATGTTCGACTTCGCCACCAGCCCGTTTACCATCGACGCTTCCGTCTCGATGTTCGGCGCGTCGGACAACTTTCGGTATGGGATGCTCTGCTGGTACTGGTCGGTTCCGGGCATGCGTCCTCCGCCCCGAATTCAGGGCAGTCGTAGAAATGGGGTCAGGCGAGCGCGCCGACGACAATCCAGTTGCCGGCAGCGCTGGTCAGCACTAGGACCGTCTCTCCCACCGCCGGCGAGCTGTAGCTCTTGAGCCGGCGGACAGCGGACACCGGCCCGGTCGAGGCCGTCAGGTCCACGGTGCCGGTGCCTACGGCGGATACCGTGGCGAGCTGCCAACCGGACCCCGTAGAGCCTGACTTGACGACGGCGGAGATGGCCTCCGCCAGCGAGGACGGCATCAGCTCGTGTCCTCCTTCGAGCCGCGGAGGGACACCGGGAAATCGCCGCTGACATCGAGGGGCACGCTGAACGCCTGTACCAGGAAGAGGTCTCTCCGTCCGGCGTACGTCGCTCGGATGCAGTCGCCGGCCGCGAGAGCGGGGTTAGGCAGCGTCGACAACGACGTCTCCACGTTGGGCGCTGTGGCGTCACGGAGCATCGTCTGTGCAGTGGCCAGACATGCGGCAGTCGACGTCAGCAGGCCGGAGCTGTAGCGCCTCGTCACCTTGCCGAACGGGCCTCCCCAGCGAGTTGGGCTCGCTGGGTCCGTGTCGGTCGCGGTGGCAGTGAAGAAGGTGCCAGCGGACGAATTCTCGCTGGTCACCTGCACCGCGTTGTAGACGCCCGCACGTGCGACTTTCCGGCTCGCGGTGACGAGGTTTCCCGCGGCGCCGTCAGCAACGTCCCACACAGGGACGGCAGTTGAGATGTCAGGGACGTCCGCGATGACGTATCGGCCGAGCACGTCCACATACACTTCGGCCTGCATCGCGGTGCCGATCTGGAGCACCGCGTCCCACCGGTCCGAGCCTGCGTCCCACACCACCGTGGGGCACGCTGGATTGCGGGCGTCGGCTGTGAGGTTGACGACCGTGGCAGTCGGCACGGTCGCCTGAATCAGACCGGCGATCGCAGCGACGCACGTTCCATAGCCGGACGTTGAGGTCGGCACTGTGAATCGGTCGTCCTGGATATAGACCTCGCCCGACTGCCCTGTTACCGCCACCGGGCCTATGTCGACGTCGCCTGACGGCTCGTCCACGCGGAAAATCCCGAGCGGGCACATCTCGGTGGAGCCGTCAGGGAAGGCGACTCCGCGGCTGACGACGAGTGTCTGCCCGTACGGTCCCAGCGTGTCGGTCGCGCTCCACGGCAGATAGGCGGGGTCCGGGATCGTCAGGCTCAGCTTTCGCCGAACTTTACTCCCCCGATCGACCGTGACGGACCCGCCCGAGATCGGGAGATCCGCCACGGTCAAAGTGCCGTTGTAATAGGCATCGACCTGCACCTTAATTTGGTGCGAGGTGGAGAGAGCCGCGAGAAAACGTGCGCTCACTGCGTACATCAGGCCCCCTCCACGCCGGTCAGCACGCCGAGCCAGCTCTTGTAGTGCGCTAGGACTTCGGCCCAGGTCGAGTAGCCGGACAGGATCGTCTGCCAGGTGCGCGACGCCGACCCGATCAGTGCACCGACTGGGCGGTCGACCTCAGTCAGTGCGAGAGTCCACTCCCGGTCTGCCTGGCCTGCGTAGGAGCTGGGCCGTCCCTCTTCGACGTCACCGACCTGTACGTAGACGTCGTCCTCGCCCCAGCCGGCGGGCCACTGCAGCATCAGGGTGTGCCCGGAGTCCAGCAGCCACCAGAGCGCGTCCCGCTCCTCCAGCGTCTCCGTGGTGAGCGTGAGCGATCCCTTCCGGGACGCGCGGACGTCGGTCAAGATGACCGGCCTAGCGCGACGACGGACGGTGTACTCACCCTGACGGGCGGCCCGCGTCCAGCTCGGCGATGTGGTCACCGTGAAGAGCCGCGTCCCGGCTGGCAGTGACGGGTCCTTGATGACGACTCGCAGCTCGTCCGGGTACGGGAGGGTCACGCTGTCCGTGGAGTACGAGATCCAGTCGGTGCCGGCCGTCCACGTCTTGAGGTAGTAGGTCACCGGGGTACCGAGCGGCGATTCGAAATCGTCCGTGACCGCGATGTCACCCGTGATCGTGGTCCCCGTCAGGTCGCCTCCGTAGCCGCGTACCGGAGTCTGCGTACCGTCGGGCGATGTCCGCCACAGCCCCCACGTAGTACGCGCGCCGGTGGTCAGCCCCGTGACGGTGACGCGCGCACCGTACTGAGTACCGAGTGAGGTGACCTGCGCCGTCAGGCCGCCTGCTCCTATGAACTGCCGGTCGAATAGCCAGACCTCGCCCGCGGATGGGGAGGACCGGGTCAGGTATGGGCGGACGGCCACCGCTCCAGCAGGTGCGATGTCCGCGGTGTAGGAGTAGCTCCACGAGGACGAGGCGCCGGCGCCGAACGACCATGCGGCCGTCGTCTGCCGGATCACCGACCCGGCCCCGTCCAGCCAGTCAAGGCGGACGGTGTAGCTGGCGGAGTCCGCCGGCGGCCGGACCGCCGGGCGGTAGACGTACGCCGTCCCGGCCGTCACCGGGATCGCAGCCGCGGGCGTGAGCACCGCGTCCACCCCGCCCGTACAGGTCAGCGCAAGGGAGGCGACCCCCTCTAGTGCCGCAGTAGTTGACCGTGCCAGAGCCCCGCCCGTGACGGACCAGGCCGACGTGCCGACCTCCGTGCCGTACGGGCCGTAGCCGAGCGCGTTGCCGGCCTCGTTGGGCGCCACCATCAGCGCCGCCTGGTCCGTCAGCCAGGTCTGTGCGGTTGCCGTAGCGGTCGGCTGGAACGACAGTCTGACCTGCGACGCTCCGGCTGGAGTCGTCCCGATCACGGACACGCGCGCCCAGGTGGACGCAGGCACCGTCCACGTCGCCTGGCTGACGGACACGAAGCCGCCACCGGCGTCGTACCAGCGCAGCTCCAGCAGCACCGAGCCAGTCACCGGCGCGTTCACCCAGAGGTAGCCGAGATACTCCGTGCCAGCCGTCGCCGGGTAGAACGTGGCGACACGGTTGATCATGTCGCCGGCAGCGATGGACGTCGTGGAGAGCGAGTACCAGCCCTCGAATGAGGTCGAACTCGCCCTGCTCTGTGAGCAGTTGCCCGCTACCGCCCACCCGGAGGTGCTGACCTCGCAACCCTGAGTGTTGTAGTCGAGCAGGTTGCCCGGGATTCGGTTCGGCGGTCCGAGCGCGATCGAGTCGACCGCCACGGCCTCCGACGTCGACATCCCGGCCACCGTGACCGTCACGCTCGCGTACGCCGCTCCCGCGGGGGCCGTAGCGATCAGGATCGGCGGCGGGGTGTTCCACGCTGTGGAGTTCGCCAGGGTGGCTGTCGCCGTGGCCGACGGGGAGATCGCCGTCCCGCCCGTCGATGCCGCCCACCAGTCCACCTGTACGGTGAGCGTCCGGCCCGCGGCAGCGACGATCAGAGCTGCATAGGCGTACGCGGTGTACACCGTGCCGGACGTGACGGCGACGCGAGTTGCGGTCGTCGCGGACGCAGCGCCGGAGCTGGTCGTACGCGTCAACAGCAGCGACTTCGAGCCGGTGAAAAAGCGGCTGGACTGCGAGAGCGTGGTGTTCGCCCCCGCAGTCCAGCCGCTCGTGTCGGTCTCAATCTCCGACGTGTTGGCACTCAGCAGGTTGCTGCTGACACTCACCCGCCGTCACCACCTCCGCGGCCCGGGTCCTGCTGGTGGTTGAGCGGATCGTCCACCACCTCCGCCGGAGTACTGACGTAGACCGGGGGCTCCGGCGGAGGTTCGGGCGCCGGGTCCGGAGTTGAGTCCGGCGTAGTCGGCTCATCGGCCATTACTTCACTCCCGAAATCAGGTCGCGTGCGACCGCGTCGTGTGCAGATCGCACTTCCACACGCACAATGTCAGTGATCTCGCGATCGCCCACGTAGACGTGCGCTTCGATTGCTGGTGCAGCTCCGCCGCCCGACCCGAGACGCTGGATAGCGTCCCACTGGCCGGAGGTGAGCACCGGTTCGGGGCGGCCCGTGTGGTTGTACACAAGGCTCGTCCCCGTCGGCAGATAGCCGCCGGAGTCGTACCCGCCTGGGCGGTTCAGGGCGCTCAGGGAGCCGTACTGGTGCATGGCGTAGTTCAGGCCGGCGAAAGTGTTTGCCAGCGGGTCGACTGACGTTCCGTACAGGAATGGGCCCTTGTCCCGGAACTGGTCGGCGTATGCCCGGAAAGTAGGGCCGATGACCTGCATCAGACCCACGCTCGGCGTTCCCGCCTTCCAGTTGGAATCCCAGCGGTTGACGATGTTCGGGTCGCCGCCTGATTCCTGATTCATCCGTCGAAGGACGGTATCCGTCCAGGACTCCGGCTGACCGATCAGGGAGAGCGCCTGGTGGACGACGCTCGTCCACTGCTGAACTCCGCCGCCACCCTTAGGCGCCTTCGCGCCGCCCAGTCCGACGGTCTCCAGGAGCATATCCTTCAGCCCGCTGACTGCCTTGATCGGAATCCCGGCCACGGTCTTTGCCATCTGGGATTTACCGATCTTGGCGATAAGATCCCGTACCGGCTGAGTGAGCTTCTCCCACGCCTCACTCGGGTGGCGAATGAGGTCGAATCCGTCTTGAGCCGCGCTCCACGCTGACGTTGCGAGCGACGTGATACCAGACCATGCGTCGCCCAGGATTCCGCCGGACGCCAGGAGCTGTGATCCTGCGGCAGCGTGCAGCGCGATAGCACGGGACCGGTATTTCGGGTCCGTGGGGATGACGTACTCGGGGTACGCCGGATTTCCCTCCCCCACGATCGCCGTCGGCCGGTTGGTGACCATCGGCACCGCCGGGCCCCATCCGTTTCCGACGGTACCGCCGGCAGCGAGCAGTTTCGGCGCGTCAGGCATGTGCGGGAGGTCTACGAAATCGGCGACCTTATCCCAAACGGCTTTGATGCCCTTCGTGTAAACCCACTCGATCACGAAATTAATGGGCTTCTTCGTGATGTCGTAGAGTTCGTCCCAGGCTTTCCCGATTAGGTCCTTAGCAGCCGCGAAGGCTCCGGAGAAGGGCTCCAGGGCTTCCTTGATCTTCTCGAAGGCAGGGCGAAGCGCGTTACTCCACAGCCACGCTGCCTTATCGCCAATCCACCCGAAAACCGGCTTGATTGCGCCCTCCCAGAGGAGGACAGCCACCACCATAAGGCCCTTGAACGCGTCGACACAGCCAGCGAAAAACGGTCGCAGGACCTTATCCCAGAGCCAGACTGCTTTGTCACCAATCCATCCGAACACCGGGCCGATTGCGTTACTCCACAGCCACACCGCGATAGCGCCGACGGCCTGGATTCCGATCCAGATCGGCGCGAATACAGCAACAACGAGCACCGCGAAAAGCACTCGTGCGGCCGTCCAGATCGCTTCGAAAGCCGGACCGATTGCGTTCTGCCATAGCCACATCGCGACAGATCCGACGAACTGCATCGCGGCCCAGATCGCCGCGAAAGTCGGCTTGAGAACATAGTCCCAGGCAAACAGCGCGGCTGCCTTGATTCCGTTCCAAGCTGCCACCACCGCAACGTGGAACCAGGCCCAGTGGTTGTAGGCGTAGACAATTCCTACGACCAATGCCACCAGGACTACGACGATCCCCTCAATGATCGGGACGATTCCCGATGCTTGAATCGCCGCATCCCACCCGATTTGCGCTACGGTGGCGAGCGCGACGAGGCTCTCATAAATGCCGATGACGCCGTTATAGGCGACCAACGCCAAGCGGCCGGCGTTCATGGCGAGTACTAGCGCGTAGATCCCGACGACAGCCTCAGGCGCGTGGTCGGCGATCCATCCGATTCCGTCAGCCACCCACCCGACGGCCTGTAGTACGGGCCCCGAGAGCGGAGCAAGCGCTTGCCCAACGGACAGTACCGCGCTCGCGATCTTCCCGAAGGTCGATGCGAGCTGCGGCCCGCTGCGCTCGGCATAGTCGAGAAATCGCTCGAATTCCGGCGAGCCTCGAAGTCCGCTACCCCATTTTGCGAATCTGCCGGTGATCCGCTCTATGGTGGCATCGATGCCGGCCATGTGCGGTAGAAAGGCGTCGACAATCCCGAACATGCCCTTCAGGACATTTCCGAATGTGGTACCGAGTCCGAGCAGCGCCGGGCCGGCCGATGCGTCGATATCCGCCTTGAAACGCTTCCAGAATGGCGACTTCAGCTCGGCGCTGGCTTTATCGAACAGCGTCCCCACTGCGTCCGACGCGCCAATGACTAGCGGAGTCAGGCCCGGGAGCGAAGCCTTCGCGGCGTCCACCCCCCGGACGAAGAGCGGTAGAACCCGCGGCTGCATGGACGCAGACCAGTCGCTGAACGCTCCCTTCAGACCTCGCGGCCCCGCAATCGCGTCGTACAGTGCGCGGGCCGGCGGGCTGAGCTTCGCAAGCGCCTCGCGGTACTTGTCCTGCGCGGAGGTGGCGCTCGCAGTGCTCTTCTCCGTCGACAGCATCGCCTGCTGCAAGCCGCGCTGTGCGGACGCCACTGACTCCGCGGCGGACCGCTGCGCCGACGCAACCGCCTCCGCGCCCGACTTCTGCGCGTCCGCAACGGCCTTCGCAGCGTCCACTGCGCGCTGTTGCGCCTGCGTGAGCTTGTCCTGCGCCTGGCGGACGACGTCGGAGCCCTCCACGCCGGCAGCCTGCGCGGCCTGCGCCTCCTCAGTCAGGTCGCGCTGCGCCTGTGCGGCTTCCTTTGCGGACTGCACCGCCCGGTCGTAGTCGAGCTGTGCGCGCTGCCGGTCGAGCTGAGTGGCCGTGGAGCCGTCCGCAGTCGCAGCCTGAAGAGCCTGCTGCGTCTCCAGCACCCGGAGCTGCGCGTCCCGCTCGCTGAGGGCGCCGTCGCGCAACCTGTCTTCGTAGGAGGCGAGCTGCTGCTCTGCGGTACGCCGGGCGGCCGTCAGGTCGTCCTGCGCCTGCGTTTCGGCGCGTTGTGCGTCGGCGAGGGACCGAGACGCGGCTTCCACCTGCCGAGCCGCCTGCTGCTGCGCGGTGGCAACGGACTGGGCGGCGTTCCGCTGAGCAGCCGCGAGTGTCTGTTGCGCGCCCGCCAGCGTGAGCGCTCGCTGCTGTGCGGTGACGGCCGCGTTCGCGCCCGCGTTCGTGGCGGACGTCGACTCGTTCTGCGCGGCCGTCTGCGCCTGCATGGCAGCCGCAACTCCTCGCACCGCGGGGATGGCGGCCAGGCCGAACGCTCCAGCGGCAGCGCCACCCGCCACGAAGGCGGACGCGACTCCGCCAACCCCCGCCGCGAGGACAGGAATTGCGGGGATCGCCGCGAGCGCGGCAATCTGCAGGCCGAGCGCGAGAATCGACCCTGACGCCGGCCCCGTGTCGACGCGGACGGTCGCGCGCGCAGTCTTACCGTCGATCGCCGCAATCTCGGCGCGTACCTCCGCGAGAGCTGCGCGCGCCGTCGCCACGTCGACCCGGACCGTCGGGTTCGGGTGCGACTCGCCCAGTCGGCGAAGCCGCGCGTCCAGGTCGGCGACCTTCGCGTCCGCATCCGCAGCGCTGATGTCGATACCGACGCGCCTACCGGAGAGCTGCTCGATCTTCGCGCGGAGGCGGGCAAGTTCGGTGTCAGCGCCCGCTGAGCCGATCGCCACGTCCAGCTTCGGCATCGAGCGGAAGGCGACTTCGAGCTTCGCCTTCAGGCTGCGCGCAAAAGCGCCGGCCGTCTCGTCGCCCTGACGGGTGGCAGTGCCCTTCGCCTTTTGACCGGCTGCGTTGATCGCTTCGGAAAATGCGCCGGCTACCCGCGCCCGGAGAACCTCGGAGAACCGGTCGCCCATACTCTGGCCGGCCTCAGCGCCCACACGATCGGCCGCAGGGATGACGGCGGCCTTCAGCCGCTCGTGGAAGTTGGCCAGTACCGGGATGACGTCGACACCGACAGTCCCGACGATATCGGTTGCCATTACGCCTCCTTGGCGGCTCGCATGCGGGGGTCGAGTGCCGCCCGCTGCTCGGCGCTGAGGCGCCTACGGGTGGTGCGCTTCGGCGGGATGCCGGGACGCGGAGTTGGATCGGGGGGCGTCGGTTTACCGCCGGCTGCTGCCAGCGAGACGGCCGTCAGATTCCGGACCGCGTCCAGGATCGAGGCGAGGAGCATCTCCGCCCCCGACCACGGAGCCAGATCCGGGCGCGCCCCTTCGGCTGCGCGCGAACGCTGCTCCGGCGTCATCGCGTTCACCAGCGCTGTCTTCGTGGCGCTCTCGGGCGGGAGACTCTGGATCAGCACCCGTAGCCGGCGCATCGACAATCGGCCCCGGTAGACGTCAAGCAGGTCGACACCCCGCCAAGCGAGATCCGCCTCTAGCTCTTCCGGGTGCGCTTCAAGGACGCCGAGCGTCCACGCGAGTTTCCCGGGGCCTCACCGGCGCCCGTCATGGCGTCCGCGGTGAAGGTCGAGAGAGCGTCAAAGGTGGCGTCCACCTCGATGAACGTCGCCACGTCGTCCGGGTGGAGAGCCAGCTCCGCCCAGGTGTCGAAATCGCCGGCGCGTAGGGCACGGAGGAAGCTGGGCCGCCACTTGCCGGGCGCGAGGACGCGCAGCTCCTGACCGTCCAGCGTCGCGGTGGTGTACTCGCTGGCGGTGGCCTCGATCTCCTGGGCCTGAGCGGGGGTGGTGGTCATGCGCGCGGGTCTCCTTCATCTACAAGGTGTAGTTCTGCGCGGGTCGGTGTGGAGCTGAAGCGGGGCCCGGACCCGCGCAGATACGGGCCCCGCTGGTCATCAGGCGAAGAAAGCGGAGACGTCGACGTCGCCGTAGTCGATGACACGGTTTACGGCCTTCGCGGTCGCACCTCGGTAGAACTTGAACGTGAGCTGAACGTTCGACGCGTCCTCGGTGCCGGTCTTGTCGTCGCCCCGCGCGTCCACGGCGCCATTTGGGCAGTAGTTCCGCATCCGCTTGTCGCCGTCCATCGCGTCGAAAACGAACGCGTACCTGAGGTCTTCCGGCTTGTCCGGTAGCGAGTACGACGTCACACCAGCCGTCGGCTCCAGGTCAGAGAGCGGTACGCCGTCGTAGAGCGCCCGAACGTAAGGGTTCAGGTACTCCTCGCACGTGACTTCCAACGTCTTCGTGCTGGACGTCCGCAGGGTGCGAATCGGCTCCAGCGAGCCGGCCGCCTTAATGTCCTTCTTCTCTTCCTCGATCTTCAGGCTGCCACCGTCGGTGGTCATCCATCCCAGGCAGATCCACCCGGTGCCTGGATCAGCCATACCCACGGGCGGGTTGGTGTCCGCTGGCGCGACGTACACCAGGTAGTCGTCTGCGGCAAAAGTTAGATCAGCGTTACGGGTGTCGGCCACGGGCCCTCCAGGACATCAGAAAGGCCCTGGAGTCCAGGGCCGAAGAGTGGGAGTCACGCGAATGACGCGCGGTGCAGGCGGAGGCTGATCGTCAGCCCCACCCGGTGCACACCGGGGTTTTCGTACGGGCGGCGGGCAGGCCCGGAGTCGACACGAACCATCTGCACTACGGCGCCGGGGTCTGCCCTGCCGCGCAGGCGCTGGACCTCGTCCTCCACGCGGAGAGCCAGGTCCCGGGCGCCCGCGTAGGTGCCTGCGTAGCAGTCCAGGTCTACCCGCGGCCGACGGCTGAACCGCTCGGCGGGGCCGCCGATTGCGACGATCTGCAGGAGCGGCAGTGCGCCCTCCAGCGCAGCCGGCAAGTCTGTACACGGGCGGACGTCGAGCGTGTCACGCGCCCACTGGGCGAGCACCGCCTCCGCGTCGACTGGGTCACTTGCCACGGCTCACCACCGCGTCCATCGTGCGGCGGGCCACCGCGTAGCGCTGGACTCGGCCGTTGCCGTACTCCACCTGTCGGGCGTAGGCGGCGGTGTTCAGCAACCGGCCGTACGGGCGCTTCGTTGGACGCCCGCGGTAGCGGACGCTCTTTGTGCCGCGCACCACGACCCAACTCCCGCGGTACAACCCTGGGTGCCGGTCCGCCGACGGGTCGCCTTCCGGCGAGAGCGCCTCTGCGATGGGAAGCATGGTGGCCGCCGCGACTTCGACAGCCACAGCCACGCTCGGCATCGCCAGGATCTTGCGAATCCCTACGTATGATCCCCGGTACGTGCTGCCCATCACCCCTCCCATCGTTTGAGCTGCACCTCTAGGTGCGCCAGCCGGCCCGGATACCGAGCCGGGTCGCCGACGATCTGGTAGACAACGTCGGCGTGGCGGACTCGATCCGTCGCCCGAATGTCCGCCGTGGGCGGCGCGAAGAGCGAGTAGACGATGGTCACTAGGTCCCGACCGCTGGTGTTTTCTGTGCTCGTCGCCATCTGCCCGCCGGGCGGGAGCACCCTGCAGCCGGCGACGTCGGTCTCCGTCGCGGGGCCGGGAACGTCGTTGCCGTACCGGTCCTGCGTCGGCGGACCGGCACGTAGGACGGTGATCGTTACCGTGGGCAGGCTCATGTCGAGCACCGAAAGTCGCCTTGCGGTTCTCGCTCGTCGGGGGCGATGTTGATCGACCCCGCGCCGCTCACCAGCCCAACCGCGCGGCGGAGCCGACGACGCTCGTCAGCCGTCAGCTCCACGCCGCCCGCCTGCATGTCCCGGTAGGTCACCGCGACGGAGCCGGCCGATTCGGATCGGACACCCGCGGGGTTGGTCAGCGAGCGGGCTGCCACCGCGATGGCCACTGCCCTGACGCCGCGCTGAGGCGGGTCGCTCAGCCGGTCGCCGACCTCGCCCAGGATCGTGTCTTCCGTCAGCTCGTGCGCCAGGCCGTAGGCATCAGTGGTGACGGGCTGCTGTAGGTAGGTGGCTAGCTCAGCCATCGTGAACAGCGTCATTGCCACCTCCGTAGCTCAGGACGCGAGAACGGTTGCCGTCATGGTCACGTCGGGGTTGCCGATGATCGGCAGGACGATCGCGGTCGCGCGGGTCCAGAGGGTCTGTGGGTCCTCGGTGTAGTAGGCGCCGACAGCGACACCGGCCTCCGCCCCGGCCAGGCCGTACCGCGGGTCCTGCGACTCGATTGGGGAACCCCAGAGGGTCTCACCGATCTTGATGTTCGGCGGCGGGAGCAGTGCGATCTTGTTCGGCGGGGTGATGCGGGTCGACGCACCGCCCACGGTCACCTGAGCGTCGTACAGTTCAGCCGACGGCAGACCCGCAGCCGAGAGCGCGTCCTGCAGCTGCCCTGGCGTCAGGGTCGGGATCGAAGCCACCGTCTTGCCCGAGTTAGGGAAGATGATGTTCTTCATCTGGTTGTTGCGCCGCAGGAAATTAAAAACGCGGCGCGGCATCACCATGCGGTCCGGCACGAAACCGTTGAGCGCGAGGTAGTACTCCATCCAGCCCTCAATGTCGTCGGACACCGGGGCAGTGACATCGTCCCACATGGTCCCCGCAGCAACCGTGTTGCCGGCGCTTCGGCCGAAGTCGACACCGCCGATCACGCCGTTCTCGTTCAGGGAGATGGAGGCGTTGAACAGCGCCTCGCCGCGCGCCATCTCGACACGAGCCGCGATGCCCTGGACAAGCCGCGTGGCGTCAGTCTCCAGCGCCGCCCGCAGCTCCTCCGCCCGGGTGTCCAGGTTCCGACGGGTCAGCCGCTCGTACTCGCCGAGTGGCATCTTGCGGCTGATCGGGGGCAGCTCGCCCCACACCGACGCGCCACCCTCGCGGCGTCCGATGTCCGACTCGGAGTCGTAGTTGCGGTACACGGCCGCGTCAACCAGGTTGCCGCCCCCGCGCGTGAACTTGTAGCTCAGGTCGTTCACATGCGCGTCAGGCAGGTAGTTGTGCAGCGAGAACATGTTGACCTGGTAATCGCGCAGAGCCTCGCGCGCATAGCCAGTCAGTTCCGCCGGGGTGGCATACTCGTCTACGAGCTGCATCAGCTAGTCACGTCCTCTCAGACGGTGTAGATACGGGACGCGACATCGGTCTGACCGTTGGCGTCCAGGGCGACAGGGAGGGCCGAGAGCTTGATGAAGCCGTGGATGAGCATCGAGCCGCCCACCGAGGTCGAGGCGTTGCCCCGACGGTCGATGACCTCCACGCCCGACCAGAGGATGCCGACACAGGTCTGCCGACCGTCGGTCTTCGAGTCGTCGTAGAGGCCGTACTTACCGCTGGCGGTGATCTTCCCGAGCGGAATGCCGCTCTTGAGGAAACCGTCGGGGTAGTGGGTCGCCTTGACGAAGGTCGAGACGTCCAGAGTGATGGACCGAAGCACGTCGGTACCGTGCTGGCTACCGAGCCAGTCCTTCCGGTCCTGCGCGAACGAGACAGTCCGCAGAGACAGATCCATGTCATTCCCTCCAGGGAATAGGTCAGTTGGCCCCGCGGTACGGGGACTTGTAGCGGGAAGCGCCCGCAGCAACGGTCTTAGCGGCGCCAGGCTCGCGACCGGACGGCGTGATCCGGGCAGTAGGAGCAGCGGTGCCCGTCGCCACGCCGAACTCCTTCAGCAGCGCGTCCGCGTCCGCTTCCAGCTCCTCACGGGTGACGCCCCGCAGTCGACTAGCCTGCGTGGGGGTCAGGTGCTTCGTACCGGCCACCTCCAGCACCAGAGCGCGGTGTGTGGCGGCTGCGGCATCGGTGCGGGCCTGCTGAGCAGCAGCTTCCGCGTCGGCCTTCTCCTTCTGGAGTCGCTCCACGTCGGACAGCTCGCCAGCCTTGCGAGTGGCCAGCTCGGCGGCGTCGGCCCGGAGCTTCTCCAGCTCTTCGGCAGTCGGAGCCGCGTTCGCTCGCTGCTCGTGGCGCCGGGCGTGGTGCTTCCAGTACGCCACCTGATGAGCCGGCTCCATCTCCGCGACGGGGGTCGCGTCGGGGAAACCGTTCTCGTTGACGGCGGGCGGGGTGCCGGGCTCGGACATGCGTGTAACTCCCCTGTCGGGATGGTTGGTGGGTGCCCCTGTCGGGCGCTTACTTCGGGATACGAAGATCCGCAGGGCCGGTGAACCGCTGCCCCTTGAACCCGAGAACCGGGCCGATCTCCCCGTGCACGTTCTGGACGATGATCTTGGAATAGTCGACGCTGCGGGCGTCCCGCGCGGACACGCCGAGTGCCTCCTCCACTGCCTTGTGGATCGCTTCGAGGCGTGCCTCGTCAATCACCTGGCCGGGGTCGACGTCGGTACGTACTGGCGTCGGCCGGCAGTCGCAGCCGGGGTGAATCGGCAGCAGATCCGCCTTGCGGTACCGCTGAGTTGAGGCGACGAGGCACAGAGCGCAGTCGTACTCACCCTGCAGCTCGCGGATGTAGTAGGTCACCCGCGGCTGGCGCTCCATAACGGCCTGAGCTGTCAGGGTGCGGGACCGCTGCAGGTCGGTCGTCGCGAGCGTCTCCAAGCGGTTCGCACCGCGCTCCGTGGCGACGTCCAGTGGCTCGCCGTTGCTGAGCGCCGTCCACACCTCTTTGAAGGGCCGCTCGTAGACGTCGGCGGGGTCAACGCCGTTGCGCACCGCGGAGCCGGTCACGGCCTCCAGGTCGAGCGCTACGCGAGACGACTCGTTGAAGAGTCGGCGGTACTCCGCTTCCAGGTACGTGGTCGTCAGCGCCGCGATCTGCCTCTCGCCGGCGAGCAGGGCCGGGAGGACACGCCGCTGAAAACCGGCAACGTCGCTCCCTCGCCACGAGCCGAGCGAGCTCCACTCGCGAGTCAGCCGGGCAACAACGCTGGCGAACGTCCGCCGCACCGCTGCGTCGTACGCAGGTGCCGGATCAGGCTGCCTGCGGGATGTCGGTGGCACGCCCGATCACCGCCCGCGGGTCGGTTGGAGGCTGGGGGGCCGCAGGAGGCTGCGCCGGGTCAGGACTCTCCATCATCGAATCCTGCGCACGGTCGACCTCCATTCGGTCAATTTGCGTTGGCGTGTAGCCCATGTCCTCCATGCGCTGCCGCCACGGGACGCCGGCCGCTCTCTTCTTCACTGCCGCGTCAGCGAGTTCGGACACCGTGCGCGACTCGGAGTCGGCCCAGATCGTCTCAGCGTTGACGACGTCCGCCCGCGGGTCGTTGAGGACCTGGAAGGCCAGGCGCATAACCTGTTCCCAGGACTCGCCGAACTCGCGCTTCTTCGACTTCACCTTGGAGGCCAGACCGGTTTCCGCCGCCTTCAGCGCGTCGCCGCTCACGTTGACGACCTGACCCAGCAGGTAGTGCGGCGGGGTCTTACTGATGGCTGCGAGATCCTGCACGGCCGAGTCGATAGCGGCGACGTACGGGCGCAAGTCGGTCGCGGCGAACTCCCCGAAATTCACTTCCGGGTTATCTGTCGTCCATAGCGTCTTGATGTCCAGCTTGAACGGCGCGATCCGCTCGCCGGTCACCGGGTCCTCGTCAACCTCCAGACCTGTCGCAAAACGTTGACGGAACGCCCCGTACCTACCGGCAGCCATCAATTGGATGAGGCCGGAATTGATGCGGTTCTGAATGCTGAGCGAATCCTCGTGCTCCGCGAACCCCCCGGCCCGACGGTTGCGGCGGTTGACGAACGGAATCAGTGGGACCGCGCCGAGGTCGTTCTTACTGTCGATCGCGCGCCCGGATGGGAGCGTCCACAGATCCCAGGAATCCAGCCTGGCAGCCCGGAGCGGGAACGCCAGCTCGGATACAGGAGAGACGAATTCGTGCACCTCGCCGGGAGTCCAGAGCTTAGCCCGTGACTCGCCCGTCCATTCATCAACGAAGATGTACAGGCCGGCGGCTAGTTTCCGGTGGTCGTGCGGGTCACGCGCTACGGCGACCTGCCGGGTACTCTTCTGGAGTATCCGCGGCCTACCCGATGTATCCTTCTCCACCAACACGAAATGTCGTCGCTGCGAGAGCGCACCGTAGTGCACGATCTCGCTCTCGGCGTCCATCCCGTTTTCCTGCCAGATCCGGTTGGCCTCGTCGTCAGCGTCGGACGTTTCCCCGAAGCGAAAGCCGTCAACCCCCAGCCGCTCTACCGGGGAATCAATGACGAGGCTGCACCAGTTGGTGCGCGCGTCATTCATCCAATCCATGGCTTCCGACGGATCAACGCCGGGCACCTGCGGCAGTGGCGCACGGCCTTCGGCATACGCCTTCAGACGGTCCAGGCCGGGAACCACTTCCGGATGGCCACGCCAGTCCGTGCGGACTTCGTCAGCCCGCTCGTTCAGGATCGCGTACCCGAGTCGAGCCAGCCACCATCCCGGGGACTGCGGCTTATCAGCGTCAATGGCCATCAGGCCCCCTTTCAGAATGCGACCAGCCGGCTGGACTTCTTCTTCCGCTTCGTCACGCCAAGCGCGACAGCGTCAGCGCGGCATTCGTAGGCGAGGACCGCGGACATGGCAGCGTCGATTTTTTTCGGGCTCTTGGCGTGTTCTTTGCCGATACCCAGGTGATTGCGGCCCATCGGCCGGCGGCGCGCGTTCAGGACGTGCCGCGTGAGCGTGGCACCGAGCCGGAACCCGCTGGTGTTCTCCGTGTCGTCGGTGTTCAGCGCGGCTGCGTAAGACAACCCCTTGTCATCCACCGCTTCGTGGAAACGCTGGAGGGCTGCCTCCATCGCCGTCGGGCGATTCGTCCACCACTCCAGCGGCCTGGCTTGCACGGCACGTACCCGCAGGTCGGTACCGAAATCGGCCGTCCACCGGTCGACGTAGTCTTGCCAGTGCGGCGGGTCGCAGTAGAAGCCGCAGACCTCGTATCGCTCAAAGGCATTGGCAACAGCAGCGTCCACCTCTTCGCGCGGGACCTGCCAGCCCTCGCCTTCGGGTCCTTCAGGCTTCTCCCAGACGCCAAGCGTCTGAAGGTGCCCGTCCCACACGCGGCAGGCCACAAGTGCTGTGGCGTCATCGCGGATTGAGCCGTCGAACCCTAGCGTGATCAGATCGCCGTCGGCCAACAGCTCGGACTTCCGGCAGAGCGCCCACGCGTCCGGGTCCATCCATGCGTCAGACGCGACGGTGCGGGAATTCAGGAAATACCTGCGCCCGTCGGCAGAGTCGTTGCGCGTGTCATAGAAATCGTCAACCAGCGCGTCCAGGTCGATCCATTCCATGGCGTCGCCGTAGGCGTCGACCAGAGCAGCGCGGAGTTCCTGCTCGTTCTTCAGGTTCTTGCACTCGCCGTAGCGGTGGTCGTACATGAGGCGCGAGCGACCGCGCTTCTTACGGCCTTCGCGGATCGCTTCCGCTTCCTCGTAGGTTTTCTCCGCAATGGAGTCCTGGCCGGGTGCGAACATCGTGGTGGTTTCGAGGTACCACGTCTGCGCGTTTTTCTTCCGCTTGCGGAGATTGCGCGTAACGGTCGAGTACATCCGCCGGAGTTCGGGCGTGTTGTAGAGGTGGGTCTCGTCAAAGCAAACCCACGTCTCCTTACCGCCGTCCTTCGAAGACGAAGAGGCGGTGGACGGCATGATCTCTCCGCCGTCAGGAAGGTTGATTCGGGTGATCCCGACGTCAACGCCGGGAACCTGACTGAGGGGTGACGCCTCGTCGGTCAAGTTGAAGTAGATCGTGTCGAAGACATTGCCGGTCTGGCCCTCCTCCGTCGCCATGATGCGGAGGTACGGCACCTTGACGGGCCGGCCCATCGGTTCGCCCGGCTCGTAGACGTACGAGAACCCGAGCCCCCATGGGTCCTCGTAGACCTCTCCGCCCTCTGCCCAGCCGCCGAAACGGGCGGGACCGAAAGCCTCGAAAAGGCCGACGCGGGCACCGAGGCCGGATTTGTCACAGCCTTTCGGGCGAGAGAAGAATGCCGAGTCGTAGAGAAGACGGCCTTCGTCCTCGTCCACGGCGTAGCAGTCGGCTACGAAGCCGGAATACTCGTCGCCGTGGCGAACGGGCTCGCCCTGGACGTCGCCAGGGCCGTGGACTACGAAATACTCCATCCATGCGAGCGCGAGCCAGCCTAGAGAGCGGCTGCGATCGTGACCGGGGGCGCGCACCAGGGCGCGCGGCATGTTCCCCCTAGCTCGTCAAGCGGGCACGGCGGGACGAGATGTCCGTAACGCCGGCGGGCTGAACTGACGTGGTCGGCTTGGTGCTTGGCCCGTCGACCTGGAGCTTGAGTCGCATCCGGTCCTCGGGGGTGGCGCCGAATTTCGCAGCGCGAAGGCGAACCTCGCTGGCAAACTCCCAGCGGCCCTTCGCCCACATCGTGTGGTGCATCAGGGCGGTGTCGATCAAGAAAAGCCAGTCCGTAGCGACGAACGTCTGCGCTTGCGCGGAAGTCCGCCAGGACTCCCACCAGAGCTTCGTCATGGGGTGCCAGTCGACCGGCTCCCCGTCGTCCTCGCCGAGTACGCCGGCCGGCAACTCGGGGCCGCGGAGTTCGTCGTCCGACTCCAGCTTCAGCAGCGGCGCCGAGTCGTTGCGCCGACGGCGCTTGCTCGGGTCCTTCGGGGCGGGTCCTCGGCCTGCCACTAACCCACCTCCCCGCCACGCGGTGGCCACGACCAACAGCCCGGCGTGGGTGCGTCTGCGTAGGGCACGTTCACGTCGAAGAAAAGGCCCGTCGGGTTCAGCACCGCGAGGCCGACGATCCACATCGGTCGGCCTTCCCAATCCAGCGTGCCGTTCGGGCAGCCGTCGTATGGCTCGGCCGTCAGGTACTCGGGTACCTCGGTGACGATCGCGGCCCGGGGACGGGACTCGTAGCGCTGCGAGCCGTCGGGCTGCACAGGGCTGCCATGGGAGTGGTAGTGAACTACGCGGCCAACAGTGGGGCGCATGCGGGAACCTCCCGGATTGGGACAGCCGGAGCCGTCCCCTGCCGGGAAGCTAGGCCGTCAGTCGAGTTCGGGGGTCGACCCCTCGTTGATTACGCGGCCTCCGACCGGGACGCCGTCGCGGACCAGCAGAGTCAGCGGGCGGGGAACGTCCTTCTCCTCTAACCCTCCGTCCGGCACCGCCGGGCCTCCGAAGTTGGCGCGCGTATTACCCTCGTTGGGGTAGTCCCACGGCCAATGGGGGTTAGCGCTGCGAACCCGCAGGTTGCTATGTGCGTCCAGGACGACGTCCCCGGGCAGCCAAACGCTGTCCAGGCTGGTGATCTTATGCACGTTACTCATGGCACCATCATGCCCGCCGGGTCTGTCACCCGTGCGTCAGCGAAGCCACCAGCACCGAAAGGTCCGCGAGAGTGGACGGGCAGGAGCCATGTCGGCGGCCCGTCACGGTGATGTAGCGGCCGGTGCCGTAGACCTCCACGGCCGTGCCGTCCTGGCGCCGGATGCGTCGTCCCTGTCGGACGTCAGCGCGGCCCCAGATGTGCAGCCCATCGCCAGACGGGGACACCTCTACGTAGGTGGTGCCCGCAGCCCGGACGATGGGTGCTGCCCACGGCTCCAGGGAGCCGTCAGGGCGGATGCAGTGGTCCAGATCGATGCAGACCACGTCGTCAGCCTCGCTCAGCACGAAGCCAACTCCCGCGCCGGCCGGAGAGTTCACAGCATCGGCGTAGGTGCTCCACGTTGTCGCGTCGGTGCTGGACGCTGCCATGCCGGCGATCGTCAACGGACGCTTCGTGGAGTCGTGGCGGACCCAACGGGCAGTGTCGGTCAGCTCGTTAGGAAGTTCAGGGGAGGCGGTCGCGGCGCGCTTCGTCGCGCGGCTCAGCGCCTTCCGGCACCTCGGGGAGCAGGTCCGCGTGTGGCTCCGCGCCATGATGGCGAGGGGTGCGCGGCAGTGCTCGCAGGTCCGGGTCATGCCTCTATCGTACGGGGCGCGCGTCACACTTTCAAGCCTCTCACCTGCACTAATGTGGCTGACAGCTCGTCATGCGTGACAGCCGAAGCGCCGTGCGCCCATCTGCCGCCAGGGGGTCTCCAGCACCCCGACGGGGCCGAGATCGGCCGCCAGCGGGCAGCCTGCGGGCGCCTCGCGCCACTTCCCCAGACCCGTACAGACTGCGAGCCCCAGCACCTTAACGATACGCAGGGCGGGCCGAAGGGGGTTACCCCCTGGTAGCTTAGGTCACCCTCACCCACCCCAGATGATCACTACCGAGCGGTAGCTAAGGCTTGCCTACCTTGAACCCGAAGGGCTGCTTCGCCGGACCGACCGTCGGAACGATCTTGTGCCTGATGTCCACCCGCCGAGGCAGCAGCACCAGCGTCACGGTGGTCGCTCCGTCGTCGCGTACCCGCACGCGCGGTGCCCGCTCCAGCAGCCCGACGTCCACCCCGTTCACCATCACTAGGCTCGGCACCAGGCCGTCGCCCTCGTCTTCGTCCACCAGCTCCACGTGTGCACCTGTCGGCTCAGCCATCAGCCCTCCAGGGCGGGGTGTGTGGTAGGCGGGCGGGCGCTGGACACGACCCGCTGGCCGGCTGCCGTGCCCCCTTCGCTGCTGCTCTTGTGCCGGTGGCACCAGCCGCACAGGGAGCGGAGATTGGCGTCGCTGTGGTCGGTGCCCGGGACGATGTGGTCCACGTCGGTGGCGGGCTGCTCGCACTGCCGACCGTCGGAAAAGGTGTTCGTGCAGACGCCTCTGTCGCGCCTCAGTATCCGCCTCCGAATGCGTGCCCAGTCACGGGGAAGTTCGCTGCGGCGGTTGCTCGTTGACCACACCATAAGGGCTCTCAGCGCCCCTCTCGTGGGCTACGATCGGGCGTATGGGGATACTGAGCCGGCTGGCCCGCAAGCCCGTCCAGATGGCCGCCGCGGAGGCGTACAAGCGCGGTGACGCGGTTTTCGTCCACCGCTTCGTCGCCACGCCTCAGCGACTCGCCGAACTGCTCGCAGAGGTGGAAGCGCGCGGGTGGCGCGTCGATCAGCAGCACGCGGAGGGGACCGGCCGCGAACGGGCCTGGACCATCACGTGCCGCCGCGCCGAGAGCTGATCTCGGCGGTTCCGCAACGCAAGTAGCCCCGCACCAGGATTCGGTACGGGGCTTGCCAGTTGGTCTGTCAGGGCAGCTTGATCGCGCGAATCTTCAGCTCGGCGTTGTCGACATCGACCAGAAGCGACGAGCCGTAGACGTCGCGCGGGAAGGGGCCGAGCAGTACCTCTGCGCCGACCGCCACCGCCTTCGTCCGGGTGGTCGACACGGCCAGGCCGTCCAGGGTGCCTGAGAGCCGGATCGTCACGGTGCGGGAGACCGTCGAACCGCTGTTCCTCACCAGCAGCGCGGTCTTGCCGTCGTTCACAACCGCGTGGCCGTTGGTAGCGTCCCCGTCCGTCGCAGCGGGCAGCACAGTGCCAGCCCGATCCGCAGTGCTGACGGCGATGGTGCCGCGTGCCATGGTGCCTCCAGGGGCGTCGTGGTAGGTCTGGTCGGCAGGATTCGAACCCGCGTCCTCCCGCTCCCAAAGCGGGCGCTCTGGCCAAGCTGAGCTACGACCAGTAGCCACCCGCACGGCCGGACCGACCAGCCGCAAGCGCGGGTGCGCGCCGATTCTCGCCGGTCCTGCACGCCGGCCCACCTCGAATAAGCGCCACGGTGGGTGCTGCCTGGCATGCCCCGTCGGTCGTGATGGGTAGAGGCTCCAGCAGCTCTGTGCGGGTGAAGGGGATCGAACCCTCGTCCTCCGTCCTCGTCGGTGCTCTGCCGCTGAGCTACGCCCGAAGGCGGGAGGACTCGAACCTCCGCGTGCCGAACCTGCCCGGTGCTCTACCACTGAGCTACACCCGTCGACCGGGGCTTTGATAAGGCGGTATCCCGGACCCGCCGCGTCAGACACGCCCGCTACTTCCTCAAGTGCAGGTGGACGACGCTGTACCGCACGAGGGATTCGAACCCCCAGCCTCCCGGGTCTGAGCCGGGCGCCTCTGCCAGTTGGGCTACTGCGGCATTCGACGTCGCAGCTTCCCTCTAAGGTTGCCCTCACCGCGACGTCAGCGACTGGCCACAAGCCAGCGCGTTTCTGCCCCCGGCGGGCCGTGCGACCCGGGAAGTCCGGGTGCCGGGGAAAGCTCCGTGCCCGGGATTCGAACCCGGGTTACCCACTCCAGCCGCGGGCGTGTTGCCGATTACACAAGCACGGAAATGCGTCGGGTGCGGCCGTGGAAGCTTCCTCCCACGACCACCCGACAGCAAGAGCCGGGACGACGAGCGCCTTATCGGCACAGCGTCCAGGCCCCTGCACAACGAGCCGTCGCGGACGGGATTCGAACCCGTGAACCCTGCAGTCCTGCCGAAGCAGGGGCAGGAGCTGACCCACACAGCGTTTCCGCGCAAGCGTCCGGAGCGCTCCGGCTCGTCAAGCTAGAGGACGGGCGGCTCTCGACACCGCCAACCGTCGGTAGGGGTTCCACACCTCGCGCGTTATCCGCGCCGGCTCTCCATGGCCTACGTCCTCCGCGTGCCACCACCCGGATTCGAACCGGGAGCCCATCCCCTTTCGGGGCGCTCTGACCGATTGAGCTATGGAGGCGAGGACAGTCGGCGCGCTCGACCGGGCTCAACCCGGAGGAGAGTACGGGGAGCACAGGGAGCGCTGCCGACCGTCAGGGGGAGGAGACGTGGGCGCCGCGCCACTCGCCGGCGTCGCGATCCGTCTGCCTCCCTACTGTAGTAATTAGGCCCGCGCCCGGGGTGTGCGAGTGCCTGCGCGCGCCTGCAAGGCTGCCACCTGCGGTTTTTCGATAGGCGATGGTTTACAGGCACCAACACCGTTACATACTCGTTATCACTAGGTCTCTCGGCCGCTCCGTCACCGGTGCCGCCCCCTCCCCCGACGGCCAGTCTGGCCAAAAGAGCCAAACTAACCCCTCTTTTCAGTTTCTCTCTAACGCGTATTAGGGTAACTAGAAAATAGGGGTTAGTTTGGCCATTCTGGCATCACCGCAGGTCAGGCGCAGTGTCAGTTTGGCCGTGGACGGGGCGGCCTGACGAGGAAGCGGACGTCAGTCCTCCGTCTCCTCGCGGAGGATGGCGTCCAGGGCCTCCGCGGCCGGATCGTCGTGCTCGCCGACCGTGAACGCCAGCCGGCTGATGTCCGGGCCCTCCAGGCGTGACGAGTCGCCCCCGGTGCGCCCCTTGGCGACCGCCACCCGTACTCCGGCGTCCACCATCAACTTGCGCCGCCCGGCAGTGTCGTGGCGGGCCCAGAAGGCAGCGTAGGTCTCTCCGGTCGGGATGATCTCCGTCCGTGCTTCGGTACGCGGGGTGCTCTCCAGTGCCTCCGCCCGCCGCTCCAGGGCGTCGACCTCCTCCTGCCAGATCATCCGGCCGGTGCGGGACTTCCGGGCGTCCTTGTCGGCGTACAGGGCCCGCAGCTCGGCCTCTACCTCGCGCAGCTCCGGTGTCGGGTCGTAGCCCCTGTGCGTGACGACGCGGGTTACCTGACGGTCGCCGAGTACCGTCATGAACTCCTTCACGGTGAACCCTTCGAGCCAGTCCGCGCGGATGCCCGCGGGTGCCGGACACCTCTCCCCGCGCGCGGTGGCGCGGCAGTTGTAGTCAGCGCCCCCGGCTCGCTTGGAGAGGTACATGTTCCCTCCGCAGCCCTCGCACTTGGCGACGCCCAGGAGTAGCGCCTGTGTGTCTCGTCGGGTGCGGTTCTTTTGCGGCGTCAAGGTAGCAAGGTGCTCCTGCAGCTTCTCGTATTCCTCACGCTCCATAATCGGATCGCCTGTGATCAGCACCGGGGCGCCGTCGGTGTCGCGCACGATCTTCCCGGCGTGAGTCTTGTAGCCCAACAGTGCGCGAGACCGCAGCACCTTGGACATGGTGCCGGCCGTCCACCGGAACCGCTCGTGGTGGACACCGCGCCGGCGACCGCCGGTCTCGCGCCCTGCCCGGATGGCGGCATGGTCGCGCGGGACGGGGATGTGGGCTTCGTTGAGCCGCACGGACACGTCGGTGAGCGATTCTCCGGCCATGACGTCGCGGATGATCTGCGCCAGCACCGTGACCGAGTCGGGGTCTGGCTCCAGCTTCCACCCAGGCCCGTCCGGGTTTTTGACCTTCCGGTAGCCGTAGGGCGGCAGCCCGCCGGCATAGCGTCCCTGAGCGCGGAGCGTCGCCTGCGCGCCCTTGACGCGCTCCTGGATTGCCAGGGACTCCATCTGCGCCGCGAACGCGAGCATGACGAGGATCAGCTCGCTGATCGGCGTGATGGTGCGCATGTCCAGCTCAAGCGGCGTCCCGCCGGGGCCCTCAACGAAGATCAGCAGCTTCCCATTCTCACGAGCCCACTTACCCAGCTCGTTCATGTCTGCCATGCTGCGGATCGCCCGGTCGAACCGCCACCACGCGATTGCGTCGTATTCGTCTGGCCGTCCGAGCCACTCCCCCAGTTCGGGGCGGTCGAAAGGGGAGGTTTTGGAGGCACTGACGTCAAGGTCTTCTGCCCAATGCAC